CTTTCGCATCGTTTCTTTAATTTGATTGATTAATATTCATTACGTCTCATATACCGAGTGGACGATCTGCCAGGGCCCTCGCGCCGACGACGATGCGCCTCGTGGTGGCCCAAGATCAAACTCATCTGCAAAAATAATGCTTTTTCTCCAAACAACATCTTAATTTCATGGAAAAAACGTCGCTGGCTCTACGATTGGTGCGGATTTCCCTTGAGATCGGTTCACAGATTGACTCAAAATGCCACAAAAATTGGCTCGCAAAGGCCACGAGAATCGGTTTAGAAAACCACGAGAATGGGAACGCTAAGGGACGAGAACGCTTCGCATAGGGACAAAAAAAATGCCCTGCTTTCAACGTTTCACACGCTCAACAGGGCTATAACTATAACTCTAACTTGTCTAATATTTGATTAAAAACAAAGTTCTAATGTCAACGTATCCCTCTGAGCGGAATACGGGAGTCGAACCCGCCTCCTCGGCTTGGGAAGTTTTTACGTCTCCCGAAAATACGCTTATTACCAGGGGTTTACGTTATCAATAGAATACCTACTCACAGTTTGCTCACACCTCATGCGAACGACTTTGGAAAGCGTACATGGAGTAAGACCTCCATGCTACGCTCGCCAAAAGTTAGTCTAAATATCTTCATAGAGTACGTATTGACAATCTTCCAAGAACCTTGTAAATTTTCTTGATTGAAGATTTCAAAACCTCTTGATCCTCGTAATCCTCATTGTGAGAATGAAGCGTAAGATGCTCCGGGTCTTTTCCAACACGAATCACCTTGATAGTACGAAGGTCATTGGTTGTCTCTATGGCATATATTTCATTCATTGGCATGAATACTTTCCAGTCGGACACCTCCTTGAGCGCAATGATGTCTCCATTGTTGATGGTAGGGCTCATGGCATCTCCACTTGTGCGAACCCACATGTCTGCCGCCTCATATCCAGGAATGGATATATATCGGACCTGGGCAGAATGTTTCTCACCAAGCAAATCGCCAAACCCAAGGGCGAAGTCAACATCATAGTATGGCACGCCAGTACAAGCTCCGATTTGATCACTTGCCTCTTCCTTGACGTACTTTTCGCCAGATCCATTCAGCAACCAAGCCTTGCTCACACCAATGGCGCTGCTTATCTTATCAATGTCCTTGCGAGTAATTGACTGTTCACCGCGCATCTTTCTTGAAAAGTTTGAGGGGTCAATCCCGACAATCTTTCCAAACGAGTTTGCTGCCACGCCACTTTCGCGCACCAGCTCCTTAATTCTTTCTCTTACCTCTTCCATGTTAATATATTTAAATTACTTAACGCCATTCGAAGCGTGATGTTAATTACCGTTAAGCCGTCTGACTTTTACCATGTAAAATTTGGCACGAAGTCTGACTTTTCGTAAATTTGCACCGTGCTTTTGAGAAGTACAAAGATACAAAAGGTTGGCTTTCGGTTTTTACACCTACTCCAAACATTTAGACACTGCAAAGATAGGTGTTCTTGCCAAACCTACCAAGTATTTTGGCTTTAATTTAACAATGTCTAGAAATATAATAGTAAAATGGTGGCAAACAATATTCATATAGAAGACATAACGCAGATTGGCAGGTTCGGCACTCTGACCGTAACATTGCCAAATCAGGCTGCTGTTGCGTCAACAAAGAACCTTGTATCCTATGTCAAGAAGGCGTATCCAAGGGAAGACGGACTGACGTACTTCTGTCGAATAGATGGCAACACGATTGTTGTAGGAACGGTTAGGCCGGACACTATCACAAGAAAGATGACGCTTGAGGAGATTAAGAAGGTTGCAGTATGAAGAAAAATGTTCGTGTCGAGGCCGTTGAAAAAATATGGCTTTCGCAGAAAGAGGTGGCAAAATATATTGGGATGAGCCAATCGTATGTTGCCGAGTTGCGAAGAAAGGGACTTCTTCGACATTCAATGATAGGCAATGCGTCTTTCTTCAAGAAAGATGATGTTGACAAGTTGTTAGAGCGACACAGGGTGTATTGATACATACGGGCGGAAAAGGTTGGTAAATAGTGGCTCGATTCCACGTCCGCCACAAATTAAAAGTAAATAGTTCTTTGACTTGTTGGATTAAGTAAAGGCATAAAGGAAGTAGAGGATAGCATTATGTATGCCGTGACCCTCGAAAAGGACGTGCCTTTGCGAAAAAGAAATATTTAGTGAATAACCATAGCGTCGTGGCCTAATCAATTCAGCGTATTCAGACTACAATGGAAGGTGCAGAATACTACTGCCAGAAGAATCGTCATTGCAAGTGTGTGCGTGATTGTTGATGAGACCATAGACGATCTGGGGTTAATGGTTTGCACGTTCGACTGTACAATGCAGTCGTTCGCGATTGGGTTCGATTCCCATGCCCCATCTGCTTTATTTATTATCAATGATATGGATTTACTTCTTGCAAAGCGTTGCATGAGAACCTTATTGTATAAGATTTGGTTTATGGTACATATTTATTTCGCCTTGTCCGTGAGGATAGGGCGTTTTTAGAGTGATAACATTAAGAGCAACAATATATATAAGGACAAATTATGGACTTATAGCTATTTCAAGACTGCCCCTGGTCAGAAAGCGAGGAATCGCTTGTCGCGCAGGGGGATTCCAACAGAATGGATATTTTTGGACATAACATTATAATATTGCACAAAAACGATTTAATTTCTTATGGCCACAGCGGTGGCAATTGCTTTATGTAAAGAGTAGTCGTTCGCGAGAATAGCTGCTTGTTTTATTCCCAATGGCGGTTGCCAGCGAGGGTGGCCGCTACTTTAATATAAAGATATGAAAATAACATATTCAATCAAGGTAGATAAGAAAAACGTGAGCATGTTGCGAAAACTTGAATGCGTCAAGGGAGTTGCAATAAATGCGCACACAAAGAAAATGGAGTGTTATATCGAAGAGACGAAGACACGAGGACGGACAACTGCAAGGCAGGGCGAATATATAGTGAGGTTTGCTTCTGGCGAATGGCAGGTGTTCGGATGGCTATCTATGGAACGTGCTTTGTCAATAGATTAACTATTCGTAAAGGGGTTGCGACGTGGGCAGCTGATAAGCCACGAATAAACTTAGGACCGAGTGCGGTTTGAATCCGCACAACCCCACAAGTTCTTTTGAATCATATTTAATAATTTAACAGTAAAGTAAGATGGAGAATGACAATCCTGGATATGAGGTCATGCAAATTCAGCAAGACCAAAGTATCATTCAGTTTGACGCAATAGAGCGCGCGAACGTCGATTCGCAGGTATCTACTGCAAAGCAATATCCAAGAGACATTGCAAGATGTATAAACAACTCAATAGCCATGGCTACTATTGACTATGAGACTGCACAGAGTTGTGGATATGCCCTTCAACGTGGCGGGAAGCCTATCACTGGACCGAGTGTTCATCTTGCCAAACTCATTGTCTCAAATTGGGGCAACATTAGGGCGGAAGCAAAGGTTGTCCAAATTACAGACAAGCAGGTTGTCAGCCGTGGCACTTGTTGGGATTTGGAGAACAACGTGGCAAACGTTTTCGAGGTCCGCCGCTCAATCGTAGGCAGTAACGGTAAGCGATATTCGGATGATATGATTACCGTCACGGGTAACGCCGCAAACTCAATCGCCTATCGTAATGCGGTATTCTCTGTTATTCCGAAGGCAATTACGGACAAGGTGTATCAAGCCGCCCAACACTTCATCACTGGAGACTTGTCCGATGAGGAAAAACTTGTCGCAAGACGCAAGAGGTGTATCGACTTCTTCAAGGACGAGTATGGCATAACCGAGAACGAGGTTGTAATGCTCTGTGGCAAACAGACCGTCAATCAGATCAAGGCAGACCAAATTGCCCTTCTTCTTGGCATCACTCAGTCTCTCAAAGATGGCGACACGACCGTTGAGGAGGTAATGAAGCCATATCGTGCCGAAGAGAACAAAAAGACTATTGCGAGCAAAGCTGCCGAAGCGGCAAAGGCAGATGCGATCAAGAAGGAGGGAAAGAAATGATTACAGATAACACCGAGCAAAGAAGTTTGTTCTGGTACAGAAATAGAATTGGAAAAATAACCGGGTCTAAAGTTGCCGACATTATGAAGTCTGGCCGCAAGAAAGATGAGGTTTTCTCCGAGACTGCAAAAACGTATCTTTATCAAATTGCGGGAGAGCGTCTTTTCAATCCCGCATTCTTGAATGATGATGATATTTTCCAAGACTATATCAATCAAGTATCAGTAAATACCAAGGCAATGCAGTGGGGCGTTGACATGGAAGACCAAGCAAAGGCTTGCTTCGTTCAACTCAACGAAGGAATGGAGATTGCGGAGGTTTCTTCTTGCAGCCACGACACCATCCCTCACTTTGCGGCCTCGCCTGATGGTGCAATCTATGGACGCGATGGTGGCGACATCAAGATCATTGAGGTGAAGTGCCCCAACATCAATACTTACATGAAGTACCGCACACTTATCCATGACGCAGCGTCGCTCAAGGAGACAGAGCCCAAGTACTATTGGCAAATGATGGCGGAGATGAGCTGCACGGGTGCAACCAGTGGCTACTTCATCGTCTATTGCCCTTGGCTGTCAAAGCCTATTCATTGGGCCGAGATCCTCCGTAACGATGAGGATGTGAAGACGATGGAGGAGCGCGTGGTAATGGCAAACGATTACATTGACAACATAATCAACGGCAACGGAAAATGAAAGTAGAGGGTAGAATTTTGTACATCATGGACGTAAAGTCGGGTGTGTCAAAAAACGGTAAAAATTGGAAGACTGTTGATTTCGTCGTGGAGATCCCGGGCCAATATCCGAAAAAAGTCTGCTTCAACCTGTTCGGCGAGGAAAGAGTTGCCACTTTTTGTGGCACCTGCAATGTTCAGGACGAGGTGGTCGTGGATTTTGAAATCGACGCTCAGGAGTATCTTGGGAAGTGGTACAACAAGGTTAGTGCGTGGAAAGTTGAGAAGATAGGTGGCGTGAATCGTCCGTCTTCGTCCCAGAACACGCAGGGCCGAAGAAATGGCGACGACTACCCATTCTAACGTTATACCATTACTTATATGAAGGAATAGAGGGAATGCGGTTCGTGGTTCACAACAATCCATTTTCTTTTTATTCCTTCATATACACTCACACAAACACGATATATGATGATCCATGACGCTCTATTTGAAAAGGTTGGCGATCCTATAACTATGGGCATCTTGTTCTATTTGGTACATACCTCTGACGTAAATGGCATAATAACTAAGAGTTATTCTGAAATTGCGAAGGAGATTGGATATACCAAGAACAAGGTGTATCGCTGCATCCAAAAACTTGAATCACTCAATGCAGTAGAGATAACCGATCGACACCAAGGAACGAAGGGAATCATAACCGTGTGCAACATTTCGTCCTACAAGCGAAAGACAACCTTGGCCAAGCATCCGTCTGCTGTGGAGAAGAAAGAAACTTCGAATAATGCCGATGATGTGTTCTTTGAGAATGAGAAAATGAACGAGGCCATTAAGAAGTGGCTCAGATACAAGAGTGAAAAGAAACAGACGTACAAGCCAGTTGGCCTTGAAGCTCTAAAGAAGAAGCTGATCAAGTTGTCAAGTGGCGACTGCGATATAGCCATGAAGGTTGTTGAGCAGTCTATGTCTAATAATTGGGCTGGTCTGTTTCCTCTGCGAGAGGAACGAAAGGATAGCAACCAAGACATTGGAATTGTTCTCCACAACTCGCAAGAAAAAGACTACAACAAAGGAAAATGGTGATGGGTTTGAATTTTGAAGAAATCGTAAAAAGAAATCAAGAAGGCTTGGGTGTCGGTATGCCCAACATGGTTCGCATAAGAATACCTAACGCCAGGGACTTACTAAAGAGTGGCCTTGATTATTACGTCGATAAATTCTCACGGGGCGGAGCGCGGGAGTCCAAATGGCTTGACCGCAATTACGACCCTATTGTAGAATGGATGGAAGACAACAGGTGTGCAGGACTTTTGATGATTGGAAGTTGTGGCCTTGGCAAGTCACTAATCGGGAAATATATTCTTCCTCTTGTCATAAGAGAAAAGTGCCAAAAAATCCTGAACGTATATAACGCCCAGGACTTGAATAAGATTCCAGACGAAATACTTAGCCGACACCTTGTCTATATCGACGATTTGGGGACGGAGTGCGTGTCTAACATCTATGGCAACAAAAGGATTCCGTTCATTGAATTGTGTGATGCCGTTGAGCAAAAAGGGAAGTTGCTTATCTGTTCGACAAATCTCACGATTGACGAGTTATCGGCAAAATACGGAGAGAGAACCATTGATAGACTTAGGGCCACCACAAAGGTTGTCCCATTTGTCGGAGAATCATTAAGAGGGAAACATGGCTGACGTACACAAGCAGGCAGAAGACTGGGTTAGGGATCACCCAGACGCAACATTGAAAGAAGCATTCATTGCCGGGTATTGGCAGGAATGCGACAATTGGTGTTCACAAAATCGGTAGGAAACAAAACAGTATAATAATATGAGAAATATAATCGACTTCACTTACGATGTAAGTAGCAAAGAAGCGTTCAGGCAAGTAGCAAAATACTCGTTCGTGATTTTGCGAAACACATGGCGTTCTATTGATGCCATGGCGCATAAGTACCCGTGGGTTCTTGTTGGTGTGACTATTGCCGTATCGTTATTGATTTGTACGGCTATTGTCGGAAACGAGCGTGCAGAAAGAAATGGACTTGACCATGAAATTGTCGAACTTAAAATGAAGGGAGAATGAGCAAGGAATATATCACCAGTACTTACGGAATACGGATCTATATCTGCTGTGCTTCTTGTCACAAAAATGTGCATGGGAAAGGTTGTAAATTTAAAGTCGAAGGCGTCAAAGGTTGCTCAAACTGGGAACCTCGGTATATCAATAAGAAGCAAACGATACTCAATGCTGGCAAAGGTGGCGGCAATGTGAAAACCATCGAGTATTTCAGATGGAAGATGTTCCTTTGCCCGCTTCCTCCCATGCTCCTTGGTGAGACCCTGACGTCATACAACGAAAGGCTTCACAAATTATACGAGAAAGAGACGGGGAAACCGGTATATTATAACATGTAGTGAAAATGGAGTTTGAGGATTTAGTCAAAATTATAAACGACCAAATATTCGTCGTTGCTGAGAAAATAGAGGATGAGGATGGGAATATAAACGTTGACTTGCTTCTGGAAGGAATAGCGTTTTCGTCCACTTCGCTACTGAAAAGTACTTCGTTTGGTGACAATAAGGCGTTTTCTAATAGTGTCGATAATTTCTGTGATGTTATCAAAAGCATGGCAGAAAAGTTCATTGAAGAGGACAAGAAAAGAAACTGATTCAACATGTATACGGACATTACTGTTGACAATGCACTCCAAAAAGCATCTGTAGGGTTGAGAAAGAAAATGGAATATACCCTACAACTCCTACAGAAAGCAGAAAAGATTGCGCTTTCATACGACCAGGAAGATGGCTTTTATTTAGCATTTAGTGGAGGAAAGGATTCTCAGGCGTTGTTACACATGGCGCAACTTGCTGGTGTGAAATTTCGTGCTCACATGAATCTTACGAGTGTTGACCCTCCCGAGGTGATACGATTTGTTAGGACGAATTACAAGGAGGTTGAGCTGAACAAGCCGCACAAATCAATTTTCCGGATAGCAGTAGAGAAACAAATACTTCCAACTCAGCGTGTGCGATGGTGTTGCGCAGAGTATAAGGAAAACGCTGGTGCGGGAAAGGTTACGCTCATAGGAATACGACGCAAGGAGAGCAGCCGAAGGGCAAAACGTAACGAAGTGGAGATTTCCAACCGCAAGTTCAGCGGAAGCCTTGATGACTTTGAAGAGTATAGACAAGAGCAGAAAGCCAAGCGAGCACGACGCAGGTCAAAGAAGGATGGTGTGAACATAACCAATGCCGACAATGAACAAACGTTAGGTTGCATCAACGGGAAAGAGAGTTTGCTTATATCGCCTATCATCAACTGGTCTGAGCGTGACGTTTGGGAATTTCTCAATGATGTGGTAAGTGTTCCTCACTGTTCTCTTTACGACGAGGGCTGGAAGCGAATTGGGTGCATTGGTTGCCCAATGAGTTCAAGGAAGCAGAAATTGTTTGAGAACAAGCGTTACCCGCACGTTAAACGTAACTGGATAAAGTCCATCAAGGCTATTCGGTCTGGGGGGGGTATTCAAAAGAGAATATATCTGGTGGAACATCCGAAACGTTTGGAAGCCAGTCACAAACGTCAGAGGATTACTCAGGACGAGCAAGACACACAAATGGGGGGGGGGGATTATTGGAAGCCCAAGCCCAAGAGGCGTCATCGCAAAAGATTGGCTGCAAACGCCAATCCCAATTCCTACCAAAAGGGAAGACTTTGGCTGGGTTTTCAGAAAGCTCCTCTTCTGACCGCTTGACAGAGGAGCAAGAAGACGAAATAGCGGAGAACATATACGATTGGTGGATTTCCGGTGTGTCATACAAGAAATGGTACGCACAGAAATTCCTACAACTTAAATTTAACTTTGATGAAGATGGAGAAACGAACTAAACGAGACAAGGGCCTTGATGTGATATATTTGATCACTACGGTACAAATCGCCCTTATCGTGTTGTATTGCACGGGACTGATAGAATGGCCCGTATGGGTGGTATTACTGCCTATGTTTGTGGTTGCAGTATGCGGGATGATATTCCTGCTTATCGCATGCGTAGCAGCGGCTATAATGCTAACAATGGTCTTTATTAAACGGAGAAAGGGAAATGATAGTAAAAGCAATACAAAAGGTTAGCATAGCCGATTCGCACGGGAAAAGAACCACGCTATATGTACCCGGACATGTGACGAAACAAAACCTTGCCGACGCAATGCATGTGGCAGAGTTTCAGTCTATCAAGTTTTGCGGTATGTTTACGCAATTCGTTTATCACGCATACATAGAGTGCATAGACTGGTTTAGGTTCAAAAAACCGAAGTCGTTCTCTCCTATCGTAAAAGATTACTTGTCACGCATTGAACGAAGCCTGAAACGGCACACGGACTACCAAACATCTTTGGTTGACAAAGACTTCATGGATCCTTATTTTGGAAGGCTTATAAGTAACAGCATAGGCAACTTCCGTAATCTAAGGTCTGCCATGTACGACGTGACGAAGAAATACATGGATGCAGAAAAGGCTCTCGACGCGTCTTTTGTCGGACTTGTATATGTTCTCGCATGCTCCGAATGTGCGGTCATGGACAGGATAATAGACATAACCAAGGAATGTCGTGGCGTCAATCTCAAAGATTCGCTCAGAACATACCGCATTGACGACATTATTCAGCTTGCCGAAAGATTGCTAAAAGAGAACTGGGGCTTTGATGTCAATCAACACGAAGAAGAGGTGAAAAGCGCGACTGAATACTTGGTGAACGATCTGTGCAATACGACACTGAGCGAAGAAGCCGAGGAAAGCGCAGTTGCCGAGGCGTTTGAGGATATGGACGAAAACAAGAAGAAGTTGCTCTCAAGCATGGGAGCATTTGTGGAATCTAAGAGTGGAAACGATGGGAAGGAGTAAAACAAAAAGATTCAAGATTGAGCTGATAGACGGAAGTATCATGAGGCTCCGGGCAGCTAATTATCCTGACGCAATAGAAAAGGCTGAGACCATGAGCGGAAAGCCTATCGTCTCTATTGAAACATACTAAATGATAAAACAATATGAAAGCAGTATTGACAATGAGTAACGGCCAAAGGGTCATTGCAGATTTGCTTACCCCCCCCCATTCGCAAAAAGTATGAGACACAAACAGAATTGGAGTGTCGCATAATGGATAGTATGAACAAGTCCCAACCCAATATGGTTAACAAGGTCGTAAAGGTTCATCTGTTACGCAATTAAATAACAATTAAATATACAAAGACAATGACAGAAGATAAAATAAAAAAGGTATTGGACTTGAGCAATCAACGTGATGAACTTCGAGTGTTTCAAAGTGCTATTGGTTGTGACCATTTGCACACATGGAGGATTGTTACACCGTCATTTACCGATGGGATTCGTGTTCCGGATATTTTGCGATATGAGTTTGAAAAGTCCATAGAAAGGTGCATAGAAAGTATTAACAAGAAACTGGAAGAGTTATAGTTTTCCCGTTCTCAGTAGTGTAAAACATAAGCGTTAAAGATATGGAGATATTAAACATTGAAAAAGAGAAGGCGATTAACGCCTACAAGCAGGGAAGCGAAGAGCAAAAGAAAGTTCTCGAACAATTGTTTGGCAAGGAAACGTTTAGGCCAAAAATGGTCACTGATAGAATTAAGACGTTTAATGATGCGTTGAAAGAGCTTGGGCCTAATCATATTTTGGTCAAAGAGTATAATGTTATTAACAATAACATGACTACTTTGAGCATGAAATATTATTCACGGTTGTGCGTCATAACGGCAGCACTTAATGAGGGGTGGACGCCAAAGTTCATAAAAGGCGAGAAACGATACTCTCCATGTTTTTTCCTTTATACCGATAAAGAGATTAGGAACATGTCGAAAGAAGAAAAGACCAGTTTGGTCTATCGGACGCTCTACAACTCGAATGAGATTGGCGGTGTGTCGATTGCGTTTACGAATTGCGATACAACGACTGTGCGCTTCGGGTCTTGGCTTGCCTTCAAAACAAGCGAACTCGCTGAATATGCAGGAAAACAGTTTGCCGATTTGTATGCTGATTATTTATTAGGCGAATAACGCATGACGGAGTACGAGTTAGATAAGGCTTGCTATCGCAACCCGCTTTGTGATTGCGATTGCATGAAGTGCGCTTTGTTCGCGCAATGGAAAAGAAGCGAAATGAATCAATAATTAAAACAAAAAGAAAATGGAGAGGAAGTATGAACTGACCAACGAAACCATCTTTTTCAATGGCCTAACACTTTACAGAATACGGGCTATCAAAGATTTTTCTGATGTGAAAGCGGGAGACTTGGGTGGATGGATTGAAAAAGAGGTAAACCTCTCGCAAGATGACGATGCTTGGGTATATGATTACGCCAAGGTCTATGGCAGAGCAAGGGTTTTTGACAATGCCAAGGTCTATGACGATGCACGTGTCTTTGACAATGCCAATGTCTATGAAAACGCATGTGTATGTGGCAATGCACGGGTATATGGAAATGCAAATGTACATGGCAACGCATGTGTATATGGCTATTCACAAGTGTTTTTCGATGCATTTGTGTATGGAAGTGCACGGGTGCATGGCGATGTACATGTATATGACAGTGCGCAGGTGTATGGCAATGCGCAGGTGTGTGACATTGCATGGGTCTATGGAAACGCCCGTGTGTGTGGTGATGCTTGGGTGTGTGGACGTGCACGGGTGTACTACGGAAAGTTGGATGCAAAAAAATAGATAAAGCGAATCAATATGAAAAAATATATTATTAAAAACTCGGACGGAAGCGAGCAACATGTGATGCAGGCCGTCCACGCTTCAAGCAAAGAAGCTGGGGAAACGTTGTGGGACTATCTTTTAGACCATAACGACGGTGGCGCTTTGTGCAGATATGACGAAGGTTGGGTATCACCGTTTGACTTCATCATTGAAGAAGAGGAATGCAAGGACGTGAGCGAAGTAATCACGGACTTCGAGAGCGCAAGAAAAGCCCTTGGCTTGGAGACGGACGATGGTTTTAGAGCAGCAAGTTGGTTGACTGGGGAAGACGCACTCAGTATTTCAAAAGTCTCGCGCTTTGTGCACGAAATCAACCCCGAGCACGCTGAGGCGTTGATAGCCTTGAACAAACTGTTTACCATTGCACAGGCGTGGAACAAGGAAGACGGGTTTGTACCCGATTTCTCGGATTGTAATCAAGACAAATGGTTTCCGTGGTTCAAGTATGACGAGGATGCTGCGGGGTTCGTGTACTCGGCTACGAATAACGCGACTACGCATGCGTATGCGGCTTCCGGTTCTCGGCTTTGCTTCAAATCGTCTGTGCGAGCTGCGCAATTCGGCAGGAAATTCGCCGACCTTTACAACAAAGTTTTCTTGTAAAACATACTAAGCAGAAAAATAAAGTATGGATTTAGAATATATGAAACAAATTCGCAATATGTATGCGGAGCAGCATATTGTCTCAAAAGAGTTTTTGAATGAATTGAAAAAGGCTGTATGTGACAATGAGGCAAAGATAACACCCCAAGAAGAACATCGCCAAAGCGAAACATTCGAAAGCCTTATTGGAATGACACGCCAGCAACGCAGAGCATACGAAAGAAGACTTGCGAAAGCGAGTAGAAAAAAGTATTAACTAACAGAAGCAACAATGAATAGAAGGCAAAGGAAAAAATATAGATGCGTTGCACATCTATGCGCACATAACAAGTCCTATAAGGAGCATGTTCCATATTGTGGCTACCATATTACTCGCACATATTTTATATGCGCACGACAACCACAATACACACTTCATTTCGTAGATGAACTTGGAAAATGTAGTTTTGAAATCTGCGAAAAATGCAAGTCTTTCACACTCTCGCGCGACACAATGAGACTTGGGCGAGAATGGAGATTCTATCGTTTAAAATACAAAAATAAGAAATATGATTAAAGCAGAAAACCTTAGAATAGGCGACCTTGTAAGGGTAAGTGCCAATTGTGCATTTGATAAAGGCACAATATGTACTGTAGTTGCAGTCAGTAATGTGTTTTACTGTAAGAAACAAAGGGGAATAGTTGAATTGAGACCTATCAATAGTTATGAAATGCCACAAGGAGTAGGGAGCTGTGATATTGAAGGTATTCCACTTACACCAGCAATCCTCGAAAAGAATGGGTTTAATTCTAAAGAGCCCCCAAAAAGCTACATCAAATATCTTGGTGATTCCCTTTTCCAATATTTCTTTATCGAACGCACACATTGCGAATGGGTAGTATCAAAAGGGCTTCCATGTTCAGTTCTTGTGTGCAAAATTCGGTATGTACATGAGCTTCAACACCTCCTTTGTGCAATTGGTATTGACGCGGCACTTGAAATCTAAAACAAACAACAATGTTTAAACGGAACGATAATAGAAGCATGACCGAGCCACATTTAAGGGTCAACAAAGAAAGTAATGGAATTATAACCATTAACGGAAGTGGCCTAAGGTTCATTGATAATAAGACGCTGATACGTTATCGAAGAAGCCTTTGCGACACACTGTGCCAAATAGACTTCTTACTAACAAAAAGATTAGATAAAGAAAGAAGTTCGCATCAAGGTCTATAACAAGTACGACGGCCATTGCGCCTACTGTGGCAAGCCCATCAAGTACGAGGAAATGCAGGTTGACCACCTCGTTGCCAAGAACCGTGGCGGTTATGCCCGCTATGATGAAAAGACCGGCAAGAGCGTGGTGGTTCATGGCGAGGACGCCCTTCCAAACTACATGCCCGCATGCAGGGCCTGTAATTTCAGAAAGGGCACAATGAGGCTCGAAGAGTTTAGGGCCGCAATCAAGCAGCAGGCCGAGGGATTGATGAACGGTGCGGCGAAGTTCCAAATGAGGATGTCGCTGGCCTATGGCCTTGTAGAGGAGCACTTCGATAATCCCGTGGTGTTCTATTTTGAGAAATGCAATTCAAACAAATAAGATTATGGCAAAGTTTATCAAAGCAAATGGGGCGGAGTTCGACGATGCTGAGTTGAAGCAGCCGCAGACGTTATTGTTCAACTACCAAACAAGCGCAAGACGATGAAGGAGAAGCAACACGCATTCGTAGTGAAGTGCGTAGATGATCATTGGGACGACATTATAGAGGCAATTGAGAACGGACACAGATACGCAGCCACCACGATTGACGCAGTTGGTGGATGGGTCGAGATTGTGAGTGGCCGCCGAGGATATTCATCCGTTACGGTGCACCACGAAGACGAAGAGAACCAACGTAAATGCCCTCGGTTGTGCGAAGCCATTGAGAAGGCGTTGCCAAGTTGGGCAGAGGTAAAGGAGTTTTATGATTCAGATGACGAAGAAGAAGAAGAAGCCGACAACGACTTCGGCCCCTCTTTTTCAAGTTTTTCAAGTTGGGACGATTATTGGCGCTACATTTTTAGAGAAGAGTTGGAGGATTGATATGAATTCAAATTATGATGTAATACAAGGTGATTGCCCTAATTGCCCATTTGCCGATTTATTTGGTGGGTTCTGCTTTTACTACAGGTTCTATCCTGTCAATATAGGTTATGGTGAAGCAACTTGTAGATGTGAAAAATTAAAACCGAATGAAGATTGATTATGACAAGAGAAGAACTTATTGATACTTACGGAGAAGAAATCTGTAAGTATTGTATAGAAACATATCTTTCAGATACAAACTTTCCTTTGGGTGAAAGCTGCGAGGGCTCGCATTGCGAATCAGCCCAAGACGATTACGCATGCTATAACAACATAGAACTTGAAGATTAAACGGTATGGACGAAAAAAGAATCACTCAGGTTTTCTTGTATTATCGGGAGAAATTCGGAGAAATAGATAAAAAAATAAGTGACCTCCACAAGGAGAAGAAAAAACTTAACAAAGATTTTTTATCTAAGCTTCCATTTCAACCAGGCGATAAGGTCAGAAACAGAAATTCAAAAAATAGCAACTGCTTTTTCATCGGTAGCTTAAAGAGTGCCAAGCTTGTTTTTGATGTTGACGGGAGACACCTGTACGTTAATTATACGGCAAGGCCAATGCTTAATAACGGGATGCCAAGTTCTGTAGAAGTGCCGACAGTGAACAACTATTTCGATTTAACAAAAGAAGAGTAAGTGCTATGGTTAAAACTTATTTATTTAGGGCAAAAAGAATACCTAACCGAGAGTGGGTCTTTGGAGACCTTCTTCGTTTTGAAGAAAAAGTGTATATACACAACGGATTAGATAAAACATACTATGAAGTTGATGAAAACACAATCGGGGAGCACATTGGCTTTGCTGACTATAATAGCAATTTATTTTTCGAGGGCGACATAGTGTGTTTTTACGATGATAGAGAGCTCGAATACGTCATCGAATACTCTGTCAGAGCAGCAGCTTATGTTGCTCGTCTCATTGGTGCTAAGAATGACGATCCTCGCATGTGGTCACATTTGATTGCTTGGCCGTACATGAAGGTAAAAGTGATAGGTAACATACATGACAATCCAGAATTGTTTGAAAACAAATGATAGACAAAAAGATAATACAAAAGCAGACGTGGAAGGACGAAATCAGAATTTTAATAATTGATGAAGAAAATTTTGGTTCAGTTCAAATATCCATTCCATTATATGTTAGTGATATTTTCGGCAAAGCTGATGCTCTAATATATAACCTCTTTGTAGATAATAATCATAGAAGAAATGGTGTTGCTAAAAGCCTATTACAACTCGCAGAACAACAGGCTAAGTCAAATGGAGTGAAGACAATCGGATTGGAATTTAACAAAGATGAATCTGATAGATTTGTTTTAGATTGGTATCTCCGTAGTGGTTATAAACCATTTAATAAGAAAAGTAATTTATTGATCAAGAAATTAGAGGACTAACAATGAACAGACAACAAATAAAAGAACTTCTGCCTATAATACAAGCGTATGCGGAAGGAAAACCGATTGAGATAAAAACGAAAGCAGGTAAAAAATGGTGCACATTTGAGGAAAATGACATACAGTATCTTCCCATCATACTAAGTACATGTGACTTCCGTATAAAGCCAGAACCCAAATACCGTCCATTTAAGGACGCAGAAGAGTGTTGGAAAGAAATGTTAGAACACAATCCACTTGGATGGTTCAAAGATAAAAAAGCCGAGGAGTTCTTCACACTTAATTGTATAAGTGACAAAGACCCAAAGATAAAAACTTATGAGTATCTTTTCAACGACTGTGTCTTTATGGACGGAAGTATTTGCGGTGTAAAAGTGGAGGAATAGTTATGGCATGGGTAGTAAAGAATAAAGATGGCTCTGAAACAATTTATGAAGTCAAGCCATACAAACTCAAAGATGAGTGGGTATCACGGGAAGATGGTTGGAAAAGACCCTATCAATACTTTGATATTCCAAAAGGTAGCATCAAGAAACTCATCGGAAGAGAGTTATCTTTTTCCGATGAGCCTGTCGAACTTAAATAAGAATAGTTATGACAAATTCAGAATATATCAGACTGACGGCACAAATTGCCGTCCTGAAAGAGGTGACAATCGATTACAGTGGTCAGACGATTGATAACATCATCAATCAACTTGAAGCAAGAACGGAAACGTGTAATAATTTAGAGAACAAACAAAAATGAAAAAATGGAAATGGAGAATCGCCGCTTTTGTGGCGTGGGTTGTTACAACACTCATCGTTGTTAGTGTTTCTTTGAGAGGCGTAAGCAAAGCAGACACGGCAACAAACCTGGTTAGCGTAGCAGTCCTTTTGTTTTGGACGCTTTTGTCCTTCGCAACGAATTGTTTCACTTTTAAAAATAATAAAAACAATGAGAAAAATTAAATCAATGTGTGTGTTTATGCTGCTTATGACGGCATTGTTCTTAACTTCTTGTAGCGAGCGTATCGACGCTGGATCCGAGGGGATTCTTGTCAACCTATATGGTTCAGACAAGGGTGTTGATGACGTAAGCCTCGTTACCGGTCGTGTGTGGTACAATCCATTTACGGAAGAGGTATATGAGTACCCGACATTCGTGCAGACAATCGACTATCCCGCTTTTACCATCAATGCCAAGGATGGTTCGGAGTTCACCGTTGACCCGACGGTATCTCTCAAGATGATTGACGGCAATGCGCCGAAGGTGTTCAAGAAGTACAGAAAGGATCTTAACGACATCATACATGGCACACTATTCAACTATGTAAAAGATGCGTTCCGTATTCAGCTCAACAAGTACACTACCGATCAGATTGTCAGCAACCGCGATATGGTGGAACGTGCTATTGAATCGCAGCTTAGTAACGCACTCGCCAAAGAACACTTCCAGCTTGAGCAGCTTACTTCTGGTCTCAAATATCCTAATTCCATTGTGAAAGCTGTCAACCAGAAGAACAAAGCTATCCAGGAGGCGCAGAGAGCACTCAATGAGGTGGCCGTTAAGAAGGCCGAGGCAGAGAAGATGCTTGTGCAGGCGCGTGCCGAACGAGAGGCTAACGAGCTGAAATCTGCATCACTTACTCCTGCCATTCTTAAAAAGATGTGGATTGAGAAGTGGGACGGCAAGCTTCCAGTTTATGGAAATGTTCCGCAGATTATGATGACGAAGTAAACAATGTGTGCCCAGTTCTAACGATTTGTTATGGACGGTGGAATCACTTTAATATTGAAATATGAAAGAATTAAGAAGGAAAACATTTAAGAACGGCGTCGTATATTGCCTCCAGTTAGAAGATGGATTTCTTGTTGAGACCACAGACACTTTCTTGCCTTATTACACTAAAGATGCAATAGGCAGACGTCAAAACAAGTTAGACAACAATGAGCTTGGAGACCGCACAGAACGCTGGATGATTGGTGTGTCAACAATGTCTGGATGCCCAGTTCGTTGTAAGTTTTGCGCAACCGGAAACATGAAGCGTTATCGCAACCTTACTGCTAACGAAATTGTTGACCAGGTTGAATTTGCTATCAGTCATGCTGGAGGCGCAGAGCCAACTAAGGCAAAGGAGTTTAAGATCAACTACACTCGTATGGGTGAGCCGTTCTTGAATATCGAAGCTGTGAAAGAAGCCATCCGTATCATCACAGAAAAATACCCAAACACACATCACTATGTGTCAACGATTGGTATTAAGGGGAGCGATTTTTCATTCATTAAGGAAAATATCACCCTCCAGATAAGTCTTCACTCATTCGATGACGAGAAGCGCAACTGGCTCATTCCGTATAAGAACAAGATGTCAATCAAAGAGCTTGGTCAGATACGTACACAGAGTAATCTGAAAACGACAATCAACCTCACTCTTGTTGATACTTCTGACTTCGATGCAGAAAAGCTAAAGGAATGGTTTGACAAGGAACATTTCTTTGTGAAGTTGTCCCCCATCAATCCTAACAACATTTCTGAAAAAAATCACCTTGGCAATGGAGTTGTCGAAGGCGTAAATTTAGTATAAATCTTTAAATTCTTACAACAATGACAGAAATCAAGAATCAATTGGAGGCAATGGGCTACGATTATGCAGTGGCCATTGCGACAAAGGCTGAAATCGAAAACGGTGCGGCCTGCGGTCAGCTCGCTATCATTTGCGAGTAAGTAATTAACAAAGTCTCTCAATGCAGCAAGCACGGTACGATGTTGAGCCGTTTTAGACTGGTTGGCATTTGCTGTAGCCGTAAAATATCAATAACTGCTTAGACAATTCAGCACAGGTTTCAAGTCTTGATTTGTTAGGTAAGACTAATCATCAAGACAAGGAGCGTCCGCAATGACGTTGGAAAAAACTACGGGTGAAAACCCCGACAAAACACCAGTTTGCCGTGCTTGTCTGTATTGAAGACTTAATTAGAATGTAAAATCAAAATGGAAAAAACTATAGAAGTCAAGGTTGAAGATATAAAGCGTGCTTTTGACGAGGCTAATGATAATGTCAAGAATGGCATTCTCAATTCATTTCCTCAATTCAAAGAAGCTCTTCCTGTCACTGATCGAGTGAAGACTTTTAGGGATGCTTGCCGTGAAGTATGTATCGACCCAAGATTGAGGGTAATTTAGTTTTCCAAGAAGTCGTATTTGAATCTCCAAGAGAGGCTTTTGCTTCAAAAATAAACGAAGAAACTGGATTAAACGCATGGCGTTCAAACCCGTACATGTTCGTTTACGACTTTAAACTTATAAAAGATGGAACTAACGAAAAAAGATAAGAAGCACATTGAGGAAGAGGTCACCAAGCTGATGTTCAGATTCAATGTAGAATGTACGGAATACGCAAGGCTTTACGAGCGCACCTATCTGGAGGAACTTCAAAAAAAGATTGGTGAAAAAATTGAGTTCCTTGAACTCTACGCACATCAACAAAGAAAAGCAAGTGAGAATAACGAAAACAAATAAGTATTTAATTCTCAAGCAATAAAACGAAAACAAATTTATGGAAAAAGTAAAGATCAAAATTGTTAACCCCAAAGCAGTTGTCCCATACAAAAAGTACGACGGAGATTTCTGCTATGACTGTGTGGCGGTTTCGGAAGAGCAGGTTGCGCCTAACGTGTGGAAATACGGCCTCGGGATTGCCTTACAGAGATCGGAACACACGAAAGGAAACACAATTCCATGTTTCTCGTTTCGTGCCCGTTCTTCTGTATGGAAGACCGGTATGGTTCTCAGTAATGGAATTGGGACAATCGATGACCTCTATACGGGAGAAATATCTGCCGTGTTCTATCACGTCATGCCCAACATGCCGCGCTACAAGGTGGGCGATAGGGTGTGCCAGATGCACATAGACACTACCACACCAATAGAATTTGTTGAGTATGAAGAGTTGGAGCAAACGGTGAGGGGAGACAACGGGTATGGCTCGACCGGGAAATAATACAGATATGATTGTTATAGCAAGAGCTTTCGTCAAAAAGAATCATTGGCAATTCTTTCTCCTTCCGTGCATAGGGATTGATCGATTCAGAGACCGCATTACAATCGGTATCATTTGGCTTGTGTTCTCTTTATATATTCGGTTCGAGCTCAATAGAGACGAATAGGAAACATAGGTGGGGTTTGGCTTAACGGCTACTACCCCACCCGACTTCGTATATTACTCATTTTCGCATCGCCTTTTTCCGCCTAAGACGTACTTGAGCACGAATGATATTGCAAAGAAGAGTATGAATCCTATCGCAATGTTTCCGATTGTCTCAGACACAATTTGAAAGAATCCAGTTTTCTTCTCTTTATAGACAACCTTTTCAACGGGTACTTCTACCTTATACGGAACAGAATCCTTTACGCGAATCGTGTCTGTTTTGCTTTTATAGACGATTCTGTCCTTGAGCTTGTAGTGCCAACGGTCATTGAATATCGTATCGCCACGGACCACAACAGACACACTGTCATGCACCCATACAGAATCCGTCTTTACAAAGCTATCCGTTTGATGGATATAGCGGTCTCTATATTCCGTCATAGTGACCGGAACATACTTTGTCGTTTTGCACCCTAAAAGTACAGTACAAACGACTATAACCGCAAAAAGAATAAACAACTTGCTTCTCATACGCTATTTGATTTTGATGATTACTTTCTCCTTTTTGTCCCAAGCAGTCTTCATCGTCTGAATCAACTTGTTGGTCCAAAATCTCGAATGACTCACCAACCCCACATTGTCGTTCTTGCCACAAAGGATGCAACCCTCTGTGTCTTTTGCCGAGTTGCCTGAATGAATGCGCACCCCTTCAAACCCCTTCACGTTCAGCAACAATGGTAGCATCTTCTTGAACCGAGCAGAATAGGTGTAGGCACATTCATACTCCCCACTCGGGATGGCTGTCTGTCCATACACCTTCTTTGCCTTGATCTCAGATAGAGGCATGTCGCTTCTGAGACCCCTATCCGTATCCTCCATGGCATTACACCCAAACAACATTCCGTTCACATAGATGCGACTTATAGTGTATCCCGCCTTCTTCCAGGCTCTATCAATGGTGATGATCATGATTCAGCCTCCTTTTCTTCCCTGTGACGCAGAATATCGACTACTGCCTTGGCAATGTCATCCTTATTTTCAAGGATCACCTGCATCGTCCTATCCTGCTTGCGTATCTCCTCTTTCTCCCACGCCTTTTCTCTGACACTCTTGAACTCACAGAACACGACCCAGCAGGCCCACGTCATAGAGAAAAATGGGACGGGAATAATGACACATGTGATGATGTCTATGCACATCGCTACAAAGAACGGGCAAAAATACTTAATCGCCTTCGTGCATGACTTCTTGTAGCCCGTACTTGTACTTGTCCGGCCAAGTTCGCGGGCCTTGCGGACACCTGCAATCAAATCCACTGCCATAGACACAATGATTCCGAGGAAGCATAGGAATATCAACAGTGAGGTCTGATAGAAATGCTCGTTCATGAATGTAATCAATACTTCTTTCATTGTCGTTACCTTGAATAATTGTTGATAAAATTTTTCGTACAAATTTAATAAGAAAATTTCAAACATCCAAGGTAACGACAAAGAAACATTATAAGTTCAAGTCATAGAATGGCTTTTTGCCCGAAGAAAGATAGTTTTTGCACTCATCAAGGATCTTTTGCTCAAAATCGAGCTCCTTGATATGCGGAAACCATCGGCGTATTTTCTCACCATGACGTTTGACCATTTCTCCCCAAAGGACAACGAAATCCCAACAGGAGATGTTTGTGTCTTTGATTGAGTTATAATTGGAAATTGCGGCCTCTTTGCAATGAACGTTCTTGATAAGGCACAGGTGTAGCATGGCCATGTCTTCGTCATAGCTGCACTCGCCGAGTTCACTCTTCACCTCTCGAAGCGTCTCAAGAAACGCTTCGCCATTCATCCCTATTTCGCAACTGTCAGCCAAGATGCGTATCACATTGTTCTTTACCTGCTGATCATCACAGGCAACTACTTGCTCAAAAATCCTTTTCATAATCACTGAATTATTCTGTTATCAATTTTTTCAGCTCAGCAAAATCATCTGTCGTGAACTGAATACTTTTCTTGCTGCCGAACAAAATAGAGGTAACGATGTTGTCCGGCAGGTCTATCGTCAATGCGCCGTTACCCACCGTTCCGCTAAAGACGCCAAGGTCGTAAGGCATAGGCTCTAAAGACTTGAAGATCTGAACCATATCGTTGAATACGGTTTCAACATTCATGTTCCCTTCTTCGTCGGCAATAAACAAAGCCACATTGTCAATGTTTCGCGAAAGCATCTCCTTGTTCTTTGCAATGATGTTGTGTGCCGCACGCTTCATGTAAACGGACGGGACGGCCAGTTTTGGATTACCCTGCACCATATCGTCAATTCTCGAATCTGCCCAAAGCTCTATTGATTGCAGCAGCTTTTCTTTCAATTCTGAAATGTTCATTATTTACCTCCTTTGTTGCTTTGTTGTTTGTTACCTTTCTTCAACTCAATAAAGTCATTCCAGGCCATGTTCGAATACTTCTCAATGTATTCATTCAACAAGGCGTTTTTCTGCTCGTCTGCCTGTACGATTGATTTTTTCAATCTCTGCATAAGAGCAAGATGTTTGCGCAAAGCATCATTCCCCGTCTGTGTGGCTTCGATCCTTGGCCTTACAATGCGAAGGATCTCGTCTTGAACGAGTTTTGACACGTATTGATAACTCTCCACATACTCTTCGTTTTGGTTGAGTATTTGACGATGACCACTTGTCAATCCATCCTCTATCTTGTGTATTTCGTCCCACAATGGAGTTTGGGACGGTTGGGCCTGCATGTTGATGGTTGCTCTCTGCTGTTGCAACTGTGCCAATTTCTTTGCAAACTCCTCGTTCTCTGCCTGCATCTGATTGGCTGGCGGATATTGACTGCCGAGGCCAAGCAACGGATCTTGCATATAGTTCATGTCGCAAATAATTCTAAGTTGGTGATTGATTTTGTAATTGGTGATTGGGCGCAAGCCACATGAGGCCATACGCCCATCACCAACTTACTTCTTACTTGACTTTTTTACAGTCTTCTTTACGCTCCCGCTGCCGCCGTTTGAGCCTGTCGGCAGTTGCACCCGAAAGGGTTAGCCCCCTCCAAAACCGTAACGGTCGGCGTGGAAGGAAGACCAACGACACCATAGATGCAACGGCAAGTCTTGCGGTCGGTGTAGCACATGTTGCGCTCGCCCATAGCATCAATCGCCTGCATAAGCAGCTTGTCCTGATACGGACGGGTGGCCTCCATGATGGCAACCTTCTTGTCAAGCTCGTTGAACTTGGCAGAGTACTTCTCGTTAAGGGCGTCGTATGCGTCGCGCTGATTCTTGTAGAGGCCAAACTCAGCAGCTACACTCCGGCGGTTCTCTGCATTGAGGCCCTCAACGTAACCCTTGTAGAGGCTAAACTTTTCGGCGATGTCCGTCTCGCGCATTGCGTAGAACTTGTTAGCCGTATCGAGTTTCAGTCCGAACATGTCGGTGAGGAGTTTCACCTCGTCGGCACATTCCTTCTGCATCACGTCATACGCGGATGGAGAAGCATTAACGCTTGAAAGCCCGCCGTAAGTGTTGATGTTCACATTGTCAGGCATATTGCCCGTGCCAAGCGAACCGAACACACCACGTCCGCCGCCAATACCACCAGCGAGCAGGCCGAGGGCCGTACCAGCGATGCCAAGGCCCAATGCCGTGCCGGCAACGCCCTTGCTCGCATACTCTTTCTTGCCGTCCTCGTAGATTTTCTTCTCCACGATACGCTCGTTATTATTCGTCATTTCCATACTGAATGCTTTTTGTTATGACACATTAAAAAAACTAACTCAAGTAACCGATTACGATGGCAAAGTTACTTATTCTGCTACTGAACAACAATAACTTTGTCAGGACTTTTGCAACAGCATGAATAACAAGGTGTTAGCGTGACAAAGCAATCTGTCTCGTCACGCTCAAAAAAGCATTTTACGCTACATTAAAAACAAACATGAGAATCCCAACCAGGATCATTTCCCCTTCCTTCTTCTGAGGAACTCCCGCACATTCCACTTTTTGAAAAGATTAAAGTGACTTCCTGCGGTTTTCTTGCCTTGAAGATCACCGTCCCTTATAGCGCGATTGATGGTAGATTCACTCAGCCCGCTTTCGCGTTTAATGTCACCTATGGTCATATACGGATTGAAGAGATTCGGTAAGTAATCTTCGCAAAGGTCGGCAATGTCGTCATTGCTCATACCACACGCCGTTACCGGCTCGCCACGTTCCTCTTGCTCGGAAGCGAGCTTCACACGTTCTGTAATGGCCTTTAGGAGCTCATACATCGTTCTGTAGTTGAATACCTTTCGTGGATTGCCCATAATATAGTAGATAAATTAAGAAAAAAATCGGCGACCAAGTTTTGTGCTGTTGACAAACCAATCAAACGCCCCATATAGATAGAACAAGAGAATCATGAGCGACAAGCAATAGTGCGCCATCACCATGCTGTTTGTGGTGAATAGGCTACCGTATGCTATATGGATAGAGTTCACACCAAAGAAGTAAAAGAACGGTATTCTATACTTCCAGCATAGCCAAAAGAAACGACTTGCGAAAATAATTACCATAGGTAATATATAAACCATGAAGTAAATAAAACTATAGCAAGCCATATTCTCGCTTATCGAAATAAACATCTCCCTGGGATGCTGGCTAAACATAAAAACTCCATAGGAATGGAATATCATGATGAAGATAGGTACGTATTTGCAAAACCACCTAAAAAACTTCAAGATACGCTTGTTGTACCTATTACTACCACGAAGCAATAGAGACATCACTTCGCTTATATCAAGGTCTCGTAAAACCCGAAGGGCTTGTTCTTCTTGCTCCTTATTCATAATCACATAGAATTACTGGTTAATACTGCAAAATTAAACAAATTACATATCATAAATCCGTTTTACACAAAGTTTAACTGTTAAACTTTGCAAAGACCGCCATCTCAGGTCTTTACGACACAAGATAGCGGTCTATCAATTCACAAAACCTTACACAAATACACCATGGCAATACGGCCCAATACCACTCCTGCAACCGTGCACCCAAAGTCTATCCAATCCCACTTGCCACCCCAAAGACGATCCTTCAACTCCAGGGCCGCAGCCACGCCACAACCAGCATACATAGCACAATAGGTACTATCTGCGCCTACTCCAATCACAAATCCGCCAATAAAATGCTTATAGCGATTACTGGCAAGAAACCATTTGAAAATTTTCTTCATACTTTCTGAAATTATATTGAGTAAACAGAAAAGTCAACACTATCCTTCTCGGCCCATCCCTCTTGTAGCGTATCATTGATGAATTTGATGGCACTTGTGTAGAAGTCCGAGAGCTCATCAATCGTTTTGAAGTCGTAGTACTTTGGGTCTTTGTCCGTTCCGAACTTGAACCGCACGGGGAGATTTTGACCATTGGTTTGTACGGCCAAGTCGAAGGACGCCTTGTAGTTGAACTGATTCTCTGACGACAGCCACACAGGCATGTCTTTCCAGGAGAATCCCGATAGAATCTTTGCATCCACTTGGCCATTGTGAAACTTAACGATCGTATCCCGAATCTCCTCCAATGTAGGCTTGTGGCCATAGTCCTGCTCGTACCAGTCGGAAGAGCCATCCTCCTTCTCCGTGATATTCCAACGGACTTTCCATTTGTTCTTGCGTGGGTTCACACACTCAATTGGCAACACACCAATGCAGCCATTTACTTTCATTACCATAATCTTAAAGTTTTAGCATAAGACATATCTATTAAATCCCTTGCAGCGAACCGTTTTGACGCTGCAACACACGCCCTTCTTTGCGTCTTCACTATCACCATCCTCTTTAAGAAGGTGTAGCTCCCTCATTTGGTCAAGGATAGACTTGTTTTCTCCGTCTCCCGTGAACACTTTGACGAGACACTCGTTAGGAGTGCCAACATTGCGAATGATAGAAATGAGATATTTACCTACAGGCAATGGCACTTGATCAGGATAGACGAACCCTTTGGGCGGAGTAATATTGTGCGTAGTGTAGTTCTCCAACTCCTTGCGCTGGCGGGCCACGGCCTCATCATATTCCTTTCGTTGCACCTTGGTCTTTAGTCCGACCTCGTAATCTACCACAACAAACTCCTCGCCTACAAGATCAGCAAGGTTGACCTCTTTGCCGTCAAAGCGTTTCTTTCCATCCTCGTACTTGGGCTTAATGCCCGTTCTACTTAATTTCTTGTATTCATTCATTTTGATACCACTTAACTTGTAAAACAAATTGTGACAGTTGGCATGCTTGCATTGGCCATACAATGCAGCTATCACCTCTTGCCTTCTCTTTTTACTCTTAACACGATGCAGCTTTCTTGCAGCATTTTTCTTGTTTCTCTTACGAAGCCTAACATAATCATGCTTGTATATCACGAAACCGAGAAAATCTATCCCTTGGCATGTTGGAAACACTCTCTCATCTGGCTTTATGGCAAGCTGCATAAATTCAGAACATTCATGTACGATGTTCCGTATCATCCATAACTTTTTCTTGCTTCCTTCGAGAACAACACCGTCATCACAATATCGGTAGAAGTACTTAACCCCGAATTGATCTTTAAGGTAATGGTCGAGGAATAAAGATAAAAGCATATTGCCAAACCCCTGCGAGCTTCGAAGGCCAATGCTTAGACCATTTGGTGTCAGTCGCACAAATCGCTCAAACAAAGTAAGTAGCCGCCTATCCTTGAACAGACGGCGAAGCGCATACATCATAAAGTCTTGATTCACGCTCTCATAAAACTTTCTTATGTCGAATTTGTAGCAGTACTTCGTACCTTCCGGGTCAAGTTCCATATCCTTTTGAATATATTCCTTGAGGTCGTACATCCCCCTACCCTTGATGCTTGCAGAAGTTGTTCTTAAATATCGTCCGAAAACATGCTTCTCGACAACACGCATGATTGCATTGCAGCCGATACGCTCATCATATCTGTTGACGAATTGAATTTTACGAAATTTTTCTCCGTCCTTCACCTCCATTTCTGTATAACTCGTTATTTGAAACATGCCATCCTTGATTTCTTTTTGAATCTTTGCAATCACTTCGTCACGATGTTCAAGGATATAACGACCATTTCTCGTTTTCTTCCTCATACGCCCACGAAGGACAACATCAATTGAGTTGGATATGTTGCCATACTCAACAATCTCATCAATTAAGTTTGACGTTTTTCCTATACGCTTCATTTTCTGCCTTCAATTTTTCGGGGCCTAACTTTTTCGGCTGACATTCTGTCCCTACTAAACTCTACCCCACGTTATATATTTCAGTTTTCCGTGATTGCTCACGCTATTACTGAGGCTCATTCCCATTGGCACGACATCGGGGACACGTCCCCATCGTTGTACGCCAAAATATTTTTAAGACAAACGTTAATATTGATCGCAAGCCGAGACCCGATGTTCGCATTCACGTTCGCGGAATCGTAACTCGCATTCGCATACGACACACCGCCATTCGCATTCGCGTTGTTGTTCGACCGATAGACCACACGGGACTACTTGGGAAATCCGCCTTCACTATTTTTAATTCATCCAAACGGCGGAGGCCGGGACGAATCCCGCCTCGCACCACGGATGGACGATTTTTCGACTTTCCGCATCATGCTATCATGCTAATTGACAAAAACTGAGACACCGAAGACGCCTCCTTGATTGTTCCTCGGAAGGCAAGCCGAGACCCGATGTACGCATACACGTTCGCGGAATCGCAACTCGCATTCGCATACGACACACCGCCATTCGCATACGCGTTGTTGTACGACCGATAGACCACACGGGACAAGCTGCCGCTTTGGTAGAAGTTATCGTAGTAGTTAGAGGTTTGTGATCCTCCGTCTCGTGCCGTGACAATATCCATGAACCTGCCATGAACAACACATTTGGGATAGAGACTACCGTATGACTTCATGCCCTGGATCGGACGCTCCGTGCCGTCAGGCATAACGGAACGGCAAATGTAATCAACCTTTTCTTTGTTGAAATACGCCTCCATCCACTCTGCTTTGTTTCCATACCAGTTTTCATAACCCATACATACGGGAGAGTCGATTGGTGTACGAACCTCGTCGTCTTCGTTTTTGAGAACATACGCATTCGCATTCTGATACGAATCATTGCTGATAATAGGAGGCGTATCGCCATCCTTTGCGGTAGGCTTGGTGTCCTGCATGCCCGTAGCGTCGGAAGCGCCTGTTGTACGGCTGTATGAAGAAGTACCTGCGCCGCACGTTCCTTGGCTATCACGCTCGCCATACTTGGCAAAGAAGAGGTTGCCAACATCCTTGTGCATTTCCCAGTCTATCAACTGGAATCCTGCGCCACGGTTTCTTGCATAAATTTTGAAGTCTCCGCAGGTGATATTACCAGTTGATTGCACGCCGCTGATGGAATAGAGATAGTCGTCACGCAGCAGGGCCTCATAAACACCAACGAGACATTCTTCATGCTCAACCCAGTCAGGCTCAATGGCCTCAATTCTGTCGCTCTTCGTAAGGAGGACATAATCAAATGGGGCATCATTGGCAATGGTGAATGCGAGCGTAACGGCATTCTTGGGGATGCTGGTGAAGCAATACATTCCGGCAATGAGGCCACTATCCGATGAAGCCTTCATGCGCTTAACGATTGTCCCGTTAGCATCAAGCATAACTGCGCCATACAAGGCAGACGGCAGTGACGGGTATCTAACCTGCTCGTACCCACTTATTTCGACAGTTACATAACTATCCGAAATCATCACGGATTCTGCCTCTGCAAGCGTTGTGTAATCAAGATTTGAACGAACCGCGTATCCCTTCTTTACGGTGAGAGATTCAAGCTCTATTTTTTTGAAATCAAACGATGCGGGACACTTCTTGAGGGAGCTAAACAATGAGTACTTTTCCTTGTTGAGAATATCGTTGATACCCTTGTACCAATAATGCGGCTCTCGCATCATTACATCACCCATCTCACCCGTCAGCTTGGCGGGTGTAGCCTTTGTCACGTCTGCCGTATCTGCAAAGAAGTTACTATTCTTGTCGTGAAGTTGACTAATAGTAACCTCCTTCACGCCCGTCTTCTTCGTAAGGACACGATGGCGATTCGACAGAATCTTTGCGATATGACCACTCGGTACAAACGCCTTGTCATATTCGTAACCCGTCTCATTGTCAATGTTGGAAATGTTGGCACTATCTGAGACACTATCATCAAACTTGATCATAGTGTATTCAGGTTGGCTCACATTGAGCTCGGGATAATGAGAGACGTATGCAGCAAATGTATCGTCGTCAACGTAACGGGTGAGCCTATACGACCCCACGAGGGCGCAGGTGTCCGTATAACTTCCTCCCTCATCAACACCGCCAACGTTCATATACTTATCAAGCAATGCGCCGTCACCCTCCATATCAATACCCGTGATGCGGATTCTTTTGACATTAACGCACTTGTCAAGCAGCGTTTTCCAGTCAAGGTTGGGACAACCCGAGAACACAAACGTATTAACATTGGTGAAACTTTCAACTGAAAGGCCCGCTGGGGTGAGCTTTGACAAATATTCCAGCCGAAGCGAAGTAATGGTACCAGGGAGATAGGCCGATGTGACGGGAGCACCCTTCGCAAAGTTGACGCTCTCAACATTTGTACCCCTTGCATCAAGATACTCAAGCCTTGTCTGACTGGAAAGATCAATTTCTTTCGACGTATTGCTACCCGTCTTGGCCTGCGACTGATTGCGAAGGTTTATGCGCTTGAGAGACTTGCACGCATTCAGAACAAGCCACCATCCGGTAGAGCCAGTTCCAGCAGATTGCAAATTCAACTCACGCAGCACATCACACTTGCCGAGGTCAAGGCCATTCTTCAAGTGATCGGCCGCGCCCGTCATGTCAAGCACGCGCATTCTACTTGCTCCGTACATTCTCAACGGGTCATTGACTGTATATGCGCCATTGATGGTAAGCGTGGCCACCTCTCCCTCCTTGACAATTCCCGTGTTTTCGATGTTCGGGGAGTTGTTTGTACCATATCCGAAGGCATACACCTCGTTGGCCGTTATCTTTACGCTATCTGCAGCATCGGCAGCATTGCGGGAAATGTACATGTCAACATTGTCCGAAGTGAAGTTGCTCGTCCCATACTTAGCATCAAGCAATGCGAAACGATTCTTGATGAAGTACTCACGATGGGAGATGTTAGAACCCTGCAAGGCATAGATGAACGGCCACAACTTTCCATACATAACCTGCACGGCAGGCTTGATATATTTCAACTCGCCAGACTTGTTAAATGCACGGTCTGACCAATGGCCACTTTGTTCCTTGTTAAACATGTTGAGCACACGCTCGTTGGTCATTACCTGCCTCAGCTTCGCCGCACATCGCTTCAAATCGTCTTGCAGGTTTGCAAGCACCAAGTTCCACAACCAACTATCACGGCCCTCGAAGGCGTACTTACTTGCCTCTGCGTCGTAAGTATCTCTATCCGTCGTATATACATATACAAGGAAGCAGTCGTTGCGTTTACCAAGCTGAGTGTCTCCGTCATAGTAGGTGATATACCATTTCAGTCCGTCCCATGTACGAAGCATCATGTTCTTTGCCCGTTGATCAACTGACAAGAAATAGTCCGTCCACAGGTAGTAGGTCAGAATGAAATCCTTATCGAAATACTGATCAATCTCCTTGGCAAACTTCTCACTCTTGAAAGTTGAAAGGTCGTTTGGATTTGCACCTGCCGGGACACATGACCTTATCCATCCAAAGAGACGCTTCAAGGCGTTTTGGCGCGCCTCATCCAGTCCGGCCCACTTCACATCGTCGGGATAATTGGTTTCAAGCCCCTTGTCGAAATTGGCAATGAGGTCTTCATCGCTATCGCTTTGGAACAAGCAGGTCTTCTCGCCATTGTTGAGCGTTTCCAGCGTGAGAGGACACTCGGGAGTAAACCCGTCCAATCCAGTCATGCCAAACAAGGTTTCACTCTTCGACTTCTCATTGTTGAAGTTGTACTGACCATAGTACTCGCTCTCGCTATCTACCGTTTCGGAGCAAAAAATGTCGATAGGAATGCCATCAATAGCCGTGCGAATATTGACGGCAGACAAAGAGTTGCCGCCTTTCTCATACTGATAGCGTTGCGGAGGAGTAAGTAGGCCGAGCTCCTTGAACACGTCATTGAACAACTTTGCGCCACCCGTATTGAGCGACATGGAGCTATCTGAGTAGTCAGACTTGCAGCAGAAGAGATTCATGAGGATAGCACCCGGCCGCATAGAGTAGCGATTCTTTCCGTTAGGATCCAAGACGCCGCCAACGGTAAAGGAAAGTGTCTCTCCTCCCTTGGCGCAGTAAATACGAATATTCTTTGACGGGTACTTGGTAGAAGACGTTCCCTGGATGCGAATATTGCAGTCGCGGAGAATGAAGTCATACTCCTTGCCATAGGGCGAGTAGAAATAAATGTCGGCCTTAAAGTCCGTCTTCTTATTGTTCTCGGCATACACGTCGTCGAGCTTGTTTGCGCGAACGATGCGCAGCACGCCCTTACCCTTTGCGCGGATTTTGTCAATATCCACGCCGCCAGTGTCTCCAAGAATGTTGTTCTCGTCAAACAAAGCCATCATCTCGTCGCTCGTATCTGCATCTACGGTATTGTTGTCAAGCTCCTCATCGTCACTAATGGCACGACGATAGATGCGGACGTTTTTCACCTCCACATCGGCCTCAGAGCTCTCAATACTCAGCTTCTGAGGGTTGTCTTGCGCAAAATTGAACGAGTTGTCGTAAATGTCCGCACCAGTTCTGTTTCCGTTGACATATAGGTGCATAAGGCGATGATTGTCTTTCGTGTCAATGACAAGGGCAATCTTGTGGTACTTGTCAGGCACGAAGTTTGTTCCGAGCTTGATCTCACGGGTCACTTGTTCGTCATCCTCGTTGGTGTAAGTGATCGTTTGTCCCGTCTTGAAACTCGCTTCCTCTGAGGTTACAAGCAGACCCTTACCGTTATCAATACAACTGATAACATTGGCCGACCGCTTCACAACCCTACTTACCTTGACGGTCATCTCAATGGTAAGGCCGGTCGCCTTGACATCACGTTCGAACGGCTTGTAGTCAAAGACAATCTTTGCGCCATTGGTCAGTTTGAGGCTATCGCCAGTCCAACCGTTACTACTCCAGTCGAATCCTTGAAACTCAGTAGTGATACCCCCCGATTCCCATTGCGCAGGATTGCTCTCAGAGTTGCTTCGTCCGGCAGCATCAAACTTTGCCACAAGGCCATAGGTAGCCTCATTGAGATTGATGCTACTTTCTGCCACTTCAATACCGAGCAGATAACTCTTCGTTCCTACCTTCATAAGGAGGGTCTGCTTTCCCTTTGTGGTGAAACGGTTGGTGTAGTACTGCATGGAACGCGGGGCATTGATAGTGTTCGTCAACTTCCCATTCAGATAAACCTCGACCAAGGCAGGGGTTGTCTCCGGGTCGTAGGCAATGAAGGCAAACGTCGTCTGGTCGTACTGAGACACAGGTAGCGACGGGCTAAGATGATTCGTGGTAAGAATTGTTCCCGTCTTATCGGTGTATTTAACGCCAATAAACGGCTCATTATTACCCGCCTTGAGAATATCCATGAAGATGCTATCACTCTTCAATCCGTCTCGCTCAGCAACAAGTTGAACCGTATGCCTTCCCGCAGAAAGCGTAGAGGCATTGATTGTAAATGAGCCATTCACCGTTCCACTCTTGCTGATAGTCTGCGACACGGGCGTAGAAGAACCGTCAACGTGCATTGAGACATCTTTCGTGCCACTACCAGTAATAGTGAACGGAATCTCAATCGTTTCACCGTTCTTGTAACCGCCTCCCACAATGGTAGAGCCAAGGTTATACGAACTTGTGAGTTTGAGTGTGACAACAGTAACGGACGCATAGGCCCGCTTGGTCTGCTTCGTTCCATCTTCGGTAATGGCCACAACATCAACGTTTATGTCCGTGACACCTACAAGCAAATAGTCAGACACGTCAAGCGTGTAGCTACCCGCGCTGACATTCTTCGTCGTGACCTGATAGGTTTGCGTAGTACCACGGGATATAGTAATGGTTATGTCTGCCTTGATACCGTCACTATCTCCACTCGAATTGACATGGTTGTATGTGTAGGACAACTGTACGTTATCGCCCTCTTTTACCTGCTTCTTGTCAACGGACGCAGATATTAAGATTTGGCTTGCGGTAGAACCACCGCCGCCGCCACCACCGCCGCTAAATTCAGCGGAGGCAATAACAGTGCCCTTCTTGTTGCGAATATTGATGGTGTTCTTGTCTTCACTCTCAATCACCTCCATTCCACCAATGGCAGCGTCACTAATCTCGTTGACTTTTGCCGTAATGACCTTGTTTTGTACGGGATTGGTACTATCCTGGTCCAAACTCTCGTCCACGGCGATTTGGTCTATATTGAGCGACACATTCCCGTTGCCGTCCGGCGCGATCTCTGATCCGTTGAGCGAAATAGATTTGATTTTCCCGCCGCCGTACTCTTCCCAACTCTCGGGAGTGAGAAATTTGTCAATACTACTGGCCGTAAAGCGGTAATCGGCCCACACGCCAGCAGACAGCTCGAATGTAAGGATCATGCCGGGCTTGTCCTCGTCCTTAATTTTCGCATTGGCAAGTGCTGCAATGGCCGTCTGCTTGGTGTAGAATCCATTGCTAAGAGGCTGCTCATTCGTGACATTGTAGAATCCGCTACCCGAGCCACTTCCGCTTACCTCAGAAAGCGTGCCATCCTCTTCGCTCCATGCGTAGATAGATGCGCCGTGAAGATACACTTTGTCCTTCAAGACGCTCGTCCTGCTGTCGTCCATATAGAGACCGGCCTTGCCCCAGTTGTTGACATAGTTTGTACCGCTTCGCCCGACAAATACCAGGCGGGCCGTATCAAAGAACACACCATCAACATCAATGACAGAAACCTGCTCAATGGTTACGTCCTCCACAAAACCGTCGAAGCGGGCCGTAGCGCCATCCCTTGCAGAAATAGCCACCTCCTTGTAACCAGTCTCAACGGCCTCAGCACGTTCCGCAGCCGCATCAGCCGCCTCGGCAGACTTGGTGGCCTTGGCCGCAGCGTCCGTAGCGAGTTGCGCCGCCGTTTGTGCCGAGGAAGTTGCCGTGTCGGCCTTGGCCGCCGCATCCGTAGCTTTCTGTGCCGCCGCATCCGTCTTGGCCTTTGCTTCCTGCGTGGCCGCATCGGATCTCCCAATGGCTTCCTTTACCGCGCTATCGGCCTTGGCAATGGCGTCCTGCGTGGCCACCTCTGCCTTGGCCGCTGCATCCGTAGCTGGCTTGGAGAGAAGATTCACGGGGGCACTTACAAGTTGGCCTCCCTTCATGGTAGGAAGGCTTTGCACGCCATCGAGGGTATCGACTACTTCGAGCTCGCTGACATCCTGCGATTCCGCCTGTATATCGGCGAGAACGGCTTTCTTAATCTCGTCTTTTTCCTCTGTTGTCATATATTCTTAGTTTAGTTTAAAACACTTGGGTTTAACACTGATTTTGCATAAATATACTTTAAGTCTGCATCCGTAGCCAACTCAAAGTCTGATGTGTTGAGTATTGTCCACGAGCATCCGTCTGCACCAGGCTGAACAAATGCCTTCAAACGGACACGACAGAAGTTACCGCCCAACTTGACACTCGTAATGTGCGTGTTGCGGTAAAGTAGGCATTGGGTTGGATCATTGTTTGACGGTATGTTAATGAACGTATCTGTGGCGGTAGCGTTAATAACATCACATTCTACTCCGTCGATTTCCTTGTATGCGGGCAGGACAAGGCCGGCCTCGGCCCGCTTGGTGTCACTTACCATCACATTCATTCCCGTATCAACTGACGGCCATTGCGTTTGAGCAGCGCCCACGTTATTGTATGGCGAACCGATTGCGCCAATAAACTTACCACTGTTTGCGACGACCGTTCCTTCATACCGGCCGTTCTTGGCATCCATATTCCCCTCTTTATCAATTTTGAAGTTGCCGTTTATGGTCGCATAGCCTTCCAGTTGTATATTATCGGCAAACAGTTTGATGCTCGACTTACCGTCCTCTCCCTTCACCTCAACACCTATGAGGGCAAACTTGCCATCACTACCCTGTGAATAGATACCGACGCCAGTAGGCTTCACCATAATACCGCTATCTGCCAATACATTTCCGTCCTTGTCAAAATTCTGTGCAGCAATATTGATTAGCTTGTCACTCTGTTCGAAGAGCGTGCGATACTTATAGGTGAGGCTATCCACTTTGTCCGTGCTTAGGACAAGCATGTACAGATAGATCTCGCCAGTGAACGACAACTTGAAGTCACCCGTGCCGTTCCAAATACCTTCACAAGTGAATTGCTGGTATCCGTCCGTCACACCGACCTCCTGCTCAATGTTGAACGATTCAAAATCGGCAAATCCCGTCTTATCCACACCCTCAAAGGTGACAGTGAGTTTTCCAGCAGTAGCGCATCGGTAGAAGAAGGCAAGGTACACGGGTTGCGCCTCCTTCGTCCCGTCCGCATTCGTTGGCATGTCGGGTTTCTTTGCGAGATTCTTATTCTTCTGACAGATGTACTTGTTCTTGATATGTACGACCGTGCGGCCCATGTCCTTGACAACAATGGCGCTATCGCCACGCTTGGATAGCACGTTATTGTTCGCATATATCCATTTATTGCCAACGAGGAAGAATACCGTCTCGTTCTGTGTGCCCCATTTGTCAAAGCCTTCGTTGAATGATGGGTTGCTAAGATACCCCCTGTCAGGCATGAGGTCTTGGCGCACGCCCTCCACCGCACTCTCTATCTTTCCGTCCGTAATCTCGAAACGGGTCTTTACGTCTTCACCCGTCTCAAGCAGGAATGTACCCTTCAAAAAGGCATTGTCGCAATAAAGACCGTCACCGTTAGGCTGGTTCGAGGCAGGAAACCAATCATCATTGATTCCGTCAAGGTTGCCAAGCCGGGCGCGAAGAGATTTATCAAATCCTTTGTGATTCACGCCATTCATGACATCTATGCGAGGATTTCCATCCTCTGTTGCTGAAATCAGGACGAGATTCTGACGCTTTGTATTGATGGTGTTGCCCATAAGGACACACTCGTCTCCTACGGCTGGAAGGGAATTGGCAAACTCGCTTTTGGGAATAATCACGCCGTCTTTCGTAACACTCGCCACCTCGGCCCAATAACTCTTCAAGTTTTTGCCTGTAAAGGTTTGGCAACGTACAAGATCGTGGGCAACAAACGTATTCTCCTGCTCAAACTCAATAACATAGTTGTCCTCGTATTCTTTGACGGACTTGATTTTTCCATTGGCAGCACTCACGCATATCTGGCCTCCAACACTTCGGATTTTCTCGATCAGCAGCTCGAAAATAACCATCGTTTGGCGAACAGTAAGCCTATCAAGAGTAAGATTAGCGAGCTTTGAATCGTCTATCCAAAGCTTGAATCCGTTTCCGTTGAATCCGTCAACGAAGTTTGGCGTGCCCAAGTACCCGCGCAACTTCACAATATCAGTCTCACACATACCGTCATTGCCAAGTCGCGTGCCGTGGCCTTCCGCACCGCTAACGAATGTCCCGCTATCGGACACGATCACGTCGCCTTTTACTGTGGCGCGTCCATTGCTCTGAAATTCGCCGACGGTTAGCCTGTACTTGGTCGAATCATCATGCAGCTTGGACAGATAAGCCTTATCAGTGATTGACATATTGATGTTAGAGCCGCCACCGCCAGCAAGGTTGGCAAGTGGCCTTACCACCTCTCCCTTGACAGAATCGACGATATTCTTTACGTCACTTTGGGTTATTTCAAGAGACTTGACGAGCTCCACATCAACCTCCATCAATACAGAGTTCTCTGCCTTGACCGTAAAGCTGCTGACAAAAAGCTCATATTGCTTGCCATTGTACTCAACCTTTATTTTTGAGTTTTCGTTCAACCTGCTCGCAAACGATGGATTCTCCTGCAAGAATACGCGAGAAAACTTTACATTGATGTTGAATTGGTCTTCGTTATTCTCGAACATATACTTGATAAGCGCATCATCCAGTCGCTTCTCTGCTGCCGTAACGAGTGAATACGGCGCTTTGATGCCCGTGATAACAAACTTTTCGCCCTTCTTTGGCTTGAAGTTGTTCGCAGCGTTAGGCATGATGATGCCAAGTGTGCTTGCGTCTTTTTTCAGAGCAATCCACAATTCATGTTTGCGGGAATCTTGGTTGTATGTGTCCGACGCTGCCTCATCCGGAGAGAGAATGTAGTCGCCAGTCTCTTTGCCGTCAATCTTTTTCAGGTTTCCGATAGCATCCGTGCTGACAGGATTGTAAAACTTCTTTCCATCCGAACTCTTGTGTGTCTGAATTTCGAAGCTACAAGCGGGACAGCCAATACTATCTACCAAATTGATTTTAGCGGTATCTGACGCCAATGCACTTGCGAAGAGGTCGAACCCAAACTCTCCGCTAAACTTGTGCAACTTCAAGTAGAAATAGGGATGAGTGTAATTCCCACTGTCGTCCTTGATGTCGTTATCCTTTGCATCAAAGGCCACATCGGCAATCTCACCGAACAGTTGGCCAAGGCCGTCACTCTGTATAACGTCGTTACGGATTCCGTTGATTGTAGGCTTTATATCATCAAAATAAACGCTGCCCTGATGGGGCTTGCCTACCTTGTATAAGTTGGCGAATTGATAAAACTCACCGCTTCCATCCGGCTTTTCGTACTTACCATTCTCTGCCAAATAGAATCTGTTCGCGCCACCACTATTTCTGTAGATACTCGGCATAAGATTTTGGGATGGAAAGATAATCTTTCTATCCTTAATTTCCACCTTCGATGCTGTTTCCTCGCCAGTCAATCCATACGGCACAAACCCGTTGTCGTATTTCATCCCGCATATAGCAGGAACGGCCTTGGATATGTCGGCAAAGATTATCCCGCCATCGTCATACCTAAACGACATTCCTTCGGAATAGAACCAAAGTTCTCCGTCGCCCTTTTGGCATGAAACGCCCAACGAGCCTTGAATGGATGCGATGATGGTGAGGTATCCACCCGTCTGATCACCGTCTGACACTTGTTCGCTCTCTTGCACCTCATACGAAACAAGATGGACAAACTTGTAGTCGCCAGGAACGGAGCAAACAAAATTGTCGTCAAGCGAAACTTTCTCTGTTTTAGTCCCGTCAACAACTATCGAATATGACGATTCGCTAATAGCGGAAAGATTGTCACATTGATGCTTCTCGTAATCAACATCACACCGTATTCCAGACAATTTGATGCGAGTGCCAGCATCACAATGTCCGATATGCAACTCTACTGGAAATTCGTAGAAACATGGTTGGTCATTGTTCAACGATTCTCTGACATAAACATCAATGGTATTGCCATACTGCCCCTCCTTGATCTTGCAAAAGGTAAAAGTCCTGCCAATCGGGTTATCCAGCGCATATAGCTTTTCGAGATTAACCGTTACGGCCTCTTTGTCAATATTCGCAGTATTGAATACGGCAAGTCCAAACTCTCCGTCATTGGGGTAGTATTCCGGTATATTGTCGGAAGAGCCACGGCCCGTGATCATATCAACAATCTTCGTGTTTGCATTCTCACGAGATATGGATAACAATGCGTCATTGCGACCGTACCTCACAATGTCTTCATCGTTATCCGTCAAATCATGCTGGACTTTACCAACATGGCACACCGTTCCTACCCAATAGTAATCCAACTCAAACTCGGTATTGATGAGCTGAATCACATTGGTGATATATTCGTCCTCAAACGATATTTCCTTCACATCGTCCGTACCATATCCGTTATCGACAACAACATAATACCCCATATCCCCTTGGGCCTTTTGTGGAAAGTAAAGGCCACAGTAAGCAAGGGCACTATTGATTCTGCTGACAAACTCACGAATAGTACCTCCAAACTGAAATTTGGTCTGATTGCTAACATAACGGTCTCCTCCATGGGTGTCCTTGTCATAGTCTGACACGACATCAAAGAACAATGTATTATCAAGAATCTCCCTTCGTGACGTAAAGACAATCTCATGCTTGTACATCATGGATTCATTGTCCTTGCTCGAAGAAGGAATGGACGTTACGAAGAATCGCTCGCCAAGAAACTCTACAAATTCATCATACGCCCAATCATCATCAAGGGGACGCTCATAGTAGATGGTTGCCGTAAGCGTAGGCGCGCCACCCATACGCTTACCACTATAAGTATATGAGCCGACAATCGCCTCCTCGCCTTTGGCAGGAAAGCTCACGGCATTTCCATCCACAAGCCTTTGAATATGTAACGCGCTCGCCTTCATTTCTATTCGTTAACAGTTTCCTTAGTCTGAATACGTCTCTCTTCCTTCTCGGGAGCAACCGCCTCGTTGCCCATACGGATTTCCTCGTCGGGAGTTGATACCGTGTTCTTCTCCACGCCTGTCTTCGTTGAGATAAGTCCTGCTCCACGAAGCGTGCAAAGCATCTGGTTCCATGCTGCCTCGTCAAACGGTTGCCACGTCTTGAAGGAAGTGCTGATACGCATTTCCTTGAAATCTGTTATGGCAGTCGGATTCTCACCAGACGAAACAAGTTGCTTGGCAAGTCCCTCCTTGAAAAGACGGGAATGTTTGCTGACGAAGTTCTGCCACTCAATGACAGCATTTGATGCCGTCTCAATATCAAGCGAACGGGTCATTTGAATGGCCAGTCCACTAATGTCTCCACTCGACTTAACGTCCTTCGGAAGGATGAATGTACAACCGCACCCAATCTGAATCAAATCAAGAATGGACTGCAAAAACTCTATCATGTTTGCAGGAGAAGGAGGTGCTTTGAACTCGGCGCTTCCCTTGCCGTCAATGCTGGAATCGTTCAAGATGATTGAGCCGGCTATCTTCTTGGCCGTCTCGTTGAACTTACCCTTGATGTAGAGAATACCCCATCCATGACGCTTCTGAATCACGCCAAAGATATTGTACATAATCTCAAACAATTCGATAAGATTCTGCACATTGTTCCATGCTACATCACCACGCTTCGTAACAAGCGGGCTCTCGGAGAAGCCATGGACCTCCTCGTACTCCAAATTCCAACCCCGTTTTATCTCTTGCGTATCAACGTCTGTAACAAAAGAATCCGTGAAATGGTAATGCTTCGTATCGTCGTAAGCATCAATGTGCCGAACATTGTCCTCCGTTCTGTAGTACACACAGTCAAGCAGAGGCTCGCCATTATCATCCTTGTGCGTAATGATTTGGTAGCCGTCGGAGTAGGAGAAAAGACGGGACTTCACCTCGTTCTTCTCATTCATATAGATAAGGAGGCCAACGTCGCCATTGCTCTGTTGGATCGATACGGCTTTAGTGCCAATTCCGTCCTGGTTGCTATTCTCCCAATGCCATTTGAAGTCGGCAAAGTTTTTCTTCAACTTCTCACTTGGGTTGCTGTCGTGAAGTACATGAACACGCTTGTTTCCACCAAGAGAAAGCACGACTTTCTCCAAAATCCGCTTTTGGAACGGGATGCCGATACGCTGGAACTTAATCTCTTGGTAGCCGCCATCGTCGAGTTTCACGCATATACTCGGGAGGTTGTTGTCAAAAATGACATCATGGCTATACGGGTCAAGCTCCTTGGCAAACCGCTCCTGGCTGATAATGGTCTTGCTTACATGTGGAAGAATGGCCTCTCTGCGATAGTCCGTTCTTGTGTTCGCGCCGTCGGTAGAATCATTAACGGACACTACGGACGTTCCTCTCAAAAACGGCTTCTTCAAAAGCAGCTTCTGAGGGTTGTTCAAAAAGTCGTTAATTATATCTTGTCTCTTCCTACTCATTGCTATGATCTGTTACTTGTTCGTTATCAAAATCTTCATTGTTCTCCGACGGATCTATGAGGCCGTAATGGGTGCAGCAAGCCTTCTTCGCCGGCCAATAGTTGCACTCTCGGTTGGTGTTAGGACAAACAATGTCGTGCTTGCTCGGAACTACGATGATGCGCCTTTGCTTTTGGCTCTCCTCCATCTCAAACTTATCGTTCAACTTCACGCGAATGTCGGCCTTCATCTTCAAAGCATCCTTGGCCTCCAAGTCTCCTGCGTTGAACGAATCCTCAATCTGCGTGAGCATTTTGAGCAGCTCGGCCTTGTTCTCCTCTCGCGTAATGGTTTTGTTGGTGACAACTCCGACACCGAAAGGCTCAAGCAAAACGAGTAGCTTCTTGAATCTCGGCGTATTGTAGAATCGTTCAGCGTCCTTCTCGCTCTTGTTGTAGGCGAGGCGGTAGGCGAGCGACTTATCCTCAAGCGAATCGCACAGCACGGCAAATGCCACATCTTTTTCTGAAACAGATTGCCAATCCATGCGTGCGGATTCCAAAATCATTCTTACATCTTCTTTTTTTATCATAAGTCAATATCTTTAATACCACATTGTTTCGTCGAAAATGCTCTGCTTACCACGTCGGTCGCTATCCATATCGCTCTCCTCGTAAGCGGCCTCAAAGCCTCGTTGAAGCTCCGTGCCATACTCCATATCCACACATGGGTACATACGCATGGCGCACGGGTCAAGCAAGTCCATAGAACGCCCTTTGCCAAGATTGCGATTCATGTCCTTTTTGTTCATCAATCGCTTCTTTCCCGACTGCATTTTGAAGAATCGCACTACGCTACATTCCTCAAGAAACTCGTTCTGAATCGTAACACGATACTTTAAGTTTTGGTGAGTATATGTTGAATTTGCCACCACGTCGGAGAAGGTCAACTGGCCACGCTTGATCATGTAGCACAGACGCATGTAGCAAATGTCTTTGAGCGTCATTCCCGTAAGAGCGTACATGCCTATAGCACGGGAAGCTGAAATGTACGGGATTGCGTCGGGTATGTAGTCGCTGAAATATCGGCCGGCAGTAGCATCATAGATAATGTGGCTCTCTGATACTCCGTTTCGGGCCGCGAACACTTTTGCCTTCTCTGCATTCAGCCTCGGCGTAGTGTGCATGGCAATCTCAACGTCCTTCACATGAAATCCGTTCCAGGCCAACATGAGCGTATTGTCGCTTCCAAAGTCGGCAAGATCAATCGTTACCCAGTTGTCTCCATTGACGGCAGGGTCGTTCAGGAACACATCGCGGGCAGATTGGCTTGGTATCGGTATGCTTTCTTCCTCCTCGGGATCAACATTGAAGTTTCCCTCCAAAAGGGCCTGCGCCATTCTTCCACCCGATGCAGCAACAGAACCGATATAGTTGGCATTGTTACCAACGAGACCCTTATTCTCGCTGATTTTGCCCTTGTAGAACACGAAACTTTTTATCATGTTCTTATAGGTAAAATTACCACCTACGGCTGCAAGTTTTCTGTCAATATCGAGTTTGCATTTCTCATAAACCTCACGCTTGGTGTCACCCCAAACAACATCCTTGACAGTCGGGCCATTGCAATAGAAATATCTAACTTTCCCGTCACGTTCTGGAATAACAAAACCATCTGGGCCTATATACCAATCAAGGAATATTCTCGTCCAATGGCTACGCTTTGGATTGAGCGTTGCAAAGAATTTACCCGTAAACGTCTTACTCTGACCGCGATTTCGGGTCATTACATAAGAGAATACCTCCCATGACATTTCCGTCAACTCGTCAATGGCAATCATATCATACTCCCATCCTTTTGCACGCTCTCTTAACTTATCTATGTTAGAATCATCAAGATACGTCAAGTCAACGAACGTTCCGTTAGGAAATGATACGCGAGGAGAGTCGCTTTCTTTAACCCTTATATAGTCAGAGCCGAATATCTGCTTGAATTTCTCAACAAAACCACCACCAGCCTTTTGGTTGCCAAGCGAACGACGTGAAATCATCGCACGGAAATCTGGATCTGTCATTAGCGGCTCTGCCATAGCAAGTACCAAAGCAAAGCTCTTTCCAGCAGCCAAAACTCCACCTCCGACTACAACATCGACATTACTCTTCACAAAGGATTTCTGAAAACCCTCCTGCGGCTCAATCGTTATGTCTTTTACACTACTCATACTGCAAAAATACGAAGTAACACATTATTACATATAGCGAAATAAATATTTATTGGTCAGCTGACCAATATAGTTTGCATTTTATTTTTTTACTGTAAGTTATAGTCGTATTTTTGCGGTACATTTGTTAAAATACGAGAAAGAATGAAGTTTACAAAGAAGCAACTTTTAGACACCCTAAAGGGTAAGCTCACCGCAAATGGGAAACACCTTTCCATTAGCGACAAAACCATTACGAGCCTTAGTGATTCCCACTACGACTTGTTGGTCAACGAAGAGACGGAACTGGACGACTTCGTGTCGAGGATTCTTCCGCAGTTTGTCACGCTTAATGGCAACTACGAGAAGGACAACGCCGACTTCATCAAGTCTTGGCAGAAGGATCACCCTTCGGGCAATGGCGGCAAAGGTGAGGGCAATGGCAATGCCGACGACAATGGTAACGGAAACGGTAACGGCAATGGCAGCGGGAGTAATCCCGAATTGACTGCATTACTCGAACGGCTCAAGAAGCTGGAGGAGAAAGAAGCCGCCGTTGAGGCCGAAAAGGTTCTGTCTCAGAAAAGAAGTGAACTTCGTGCCAAGTTGAAGGAGAAGGGTGTGAAGGACGACAAGTGGGCGGAGACTTACTTGAAGAAGCTGACCATCACGAATGATTCAGACCTTGACAAGGAGGCCGCAGACGCTTTGGAGTTCTACAACATGGCCCATTCGTCCACCACGCACAACACGCCTGGAGGCAGCGGCGGTAGCGAGACGAAGACGGACTGGTCTGACGTAATCAACATCATCAACCCTGACGCTGGCAAGTAACAGTTTTCACCCTTAATTACAAGAATCATGGCAAAGAATGATGATTTTTATTTGAATCGCGGCATTGGCGGTTATTTCAGTGGCCGCACGCTCATTCAGGCAAGCGGTAAGATTGGCGGCCATCGGTCTGTCTTCGTGAATATCGTTGGCAACCGCAAGGACGCGCTCCGTTATCCTACGTTTGGTGGCGTGCTGCTCAATCCGTTCAAGGGCCGTGCGAAAATCTACGCAGGCGACCTTGTGGAGTACGACCCCGGCATTGAGGATACCGAGACGGGCCCTTCTGTGAAGATTATGAAGGTTTTCGAGCTCGCCAAGAATGTTGGCGCTACGGACAAGACTATCAAGGTCGTTCGCAATGGCTACCGCCACGTTCCCTTCATTGGCGACAATATCATGGCCGCACCTTCTACGCTCGACGGCAAGGGCACTGGTCTTACGGTCGTTGGTGTCACGGAGACAAAGGAAGGCGGCGCGGACGTATGGGAGCTCACCCTCGGCGCAGAATTTGGTGCTACGGCGAAAAAGGGAGACATTTTGGTAGAGGCCGCAAAGGCTGGTGCAGAAACCACCGCAATGGTGACTAACCCCAACGCCTATGCGGATTCCGATATGGATTTCTTCTATGACCCGAACATCTCACGTTCGTCCGAGGAGTATGGCGCACAGTATTCCTTCACGCCGGCCTTGGCCAACTCCGACACCATCCTGCACTTGAAGAAGATCAACAAGTTGCCGCCCGCCGTCCTCGCTCTCAACCAAAGCAAGGTGAAGGGCTGGTTCTATCTTTAAGTTTCAGTCTCACAAACAGGTAAAAAAATTAGTATTTAGGATTATGCAGCAATTTGATTTTAACAATTCGAGATACGCCAAGCTCTTTTCGAGCAAGGACAACTTGAACTTCCTCAAGACTTTCCTTGATCAGAAGGCTCTTCTCTACACCAACTATGGCTGGTACAGCACGCAGGGCCATCGCGCCTCCATGCCAACGCCTACCGACTATGACGGTGTGGCCACCTATAGCGTGAAGTCAAGGAAGGCCGAGGCCGCTCCGTTGATGCACCTCCGTGCCCCGCTTGGCGATGCTCCCGAGATGGACAGCGAGGGCATCAGCGTGTATTCTGGCTCCATCCCCGATTTTATCGGCTACAAGTGGTCGGAGAACGCTCAGCAGCGTGAATACAAAGAGACGTTGTTCCAGCAGTTCGGCAACGATGCTGACCTCATTGCGGCTTGGGTTCGTGATGTCGTTCAGGTCGGTAAGAACTCTGCCGAGGCAACGCTCAGCAACCTTACGGCCCAGCTCATGACGAAGGCTTCCATGTCTTGGAAGGGCAAGGGTGAGGGTTTGCAGCAGTTCTTGCAGAAGATTGAACCCTTCCCCGAGGAGAACAAGAAGAAGGCCGGCGTAAAGGCGTGGACTGACCCCGAGTGTAAGATTATCACTCAGATGCGCAAGATCGAGGACGACTACCGCGATGAGCGCGGCGGCTACGAGGGTGCGCTTGTGTGGAAGATGACCCGCAAGATGTACCGCGAGACCTTCCTGGAGAATGCCGAGGTCAAGGAGTGGTATCAGAAGTGGTGTGTGGCCAAGCGCATGGCCTATACCGACAGTATGCAGGTGCTCGATGAGGACTTCAAGCGCACGCTCTCAGACATGACGGGCCTCTCGCCCATTGAGATTGTTGTCGAGAAGGAGCGCAACAAGACGGTGAACACAGACACCTTCGTGCAGGGTTGGGAGGACAAGTATGTAGTCTTGTGCCCCGCTGGCGATTCCGTTGAGTTTAAGTGGACACCTATCTACGACCAGGCTTTGCAGCAGAAGTACGGCGCAAAGAACATCGACGTTTCTTGGGCCTCCATTGCTAACGGCCTTGTCACCGTGGGCAACTATGCCATTGACAACGGCTTGTTCCGTGAGTGGCAGACCAAGGTGATGATGTCGGCTTGCCCCGTCCTTATCGACTTCATGAACCATGTGATTATCGACACCTCTACGACAAACTAATCACATGGCACGACAACTGACACGCTAACGTATAACTATCCTCACCATCATGGCAGTTCAAAAATTCGACATACTGGACTATCTTAGCGGACTGACGAATTTCGTCTTTGACAAGTCTGTACTGAAAAGGGTTGCATTGGAATGCGGCGTTTCCGAAGTTGAAGCATACGCGGAGCTCACGGAGGAACATCGCGACCGATGCAAGGCGGCTCTGTTGGAGACGATTGTATTTGGTGTCTATCAAACGGCATCATCAACGACACAACACGGCTCTTACACCCTTACGGTTGGGTCTCAGACGATAACGCAGAAGTCCCTCGCCAGTATCAAGTCAGAACTTAAGCGGCTATACGAGAAACTCGGCGAAGAAGACAAGCTCGATGCTTTGAACGGCTCTGATGGCGATGTTAGGTGGATTAACGAATACGAATGACGATGTACACGGATAGAAACGCAATGGTAGAGTATGAGTACGACGGAACGTTCTACAAGAAGGGGTATGGCGTGCCCGATGATGGCGACCTGCTTTCTGACGCGCGGGACGACGAAACGGTCATTCTCACCACCAAATGCGACATTCAGAAGACGGACAAGTTGTTCACTTCGGGTGTGGTATCAATGGGATATAGCATCTACTTTCCCATGCCACAGACGGACGAAGGCGAGGAACGCTTGCCGGAAGGAATGAAGGTGGGCATCAGATTTCGTGGCGAGATGTACGGAATGCCCGTGGAGGGAATGGTCATTGGCATAGAGCCTACCAAACTTCATGGTTGTGTTGCGTACATCAAGGGAACGGACATTTAGTCTCAATAGGTAACATAGGATAACAGAATCATGGCACATGGAACACAACGCAGGCTATCACGCATTGAGAATTTCTTTTCGATGCTGCTTGCCAAAAAGGGCATTGCGGATCAAGTCATTGTAGGCGAGCTCCCCCCAACTACGGACAAGGAGTGGGAGACGTTCGTCAACATTGATGTGGGGCAGCAGACGGACAAGGGGGCATACTCTACCGGCTTTGCCAACATCTATTTGTACGCAAGGCCCAAAGGCAGTCCTCCCGTGAAGAACGTAAAAGCCCTTGACAAGATGGAAGGTATTCTTGACGAGGTTATTGCTTCCTCACGGCATAAGGACTATTCCATCCATGAGTTGTACCGCGATAGCGGGTACGACACTCAGCGACAATTCCACTTCAATATGGTTAGCGTGTCAGTTATTACGAAATAACGTTTTTTCAAACTAAAAAAGAATACTATTATGGCAAACAAAGTAATTCATACCAACACGGGATCATTCAAGTTTATCAAGCCAGACTATATCGTGGCAACGATGTTCACGGGCGCAGAGGTTGACGAATCCAAGCCTCTTGGTGATTCGTACATCCTTGAGGACGTAGTGGAGGACACCACCTCCATCTCGCAGGACGACAACGAGACCACGGACATTGAGTGCGAGACCTCCGATTCGCCCATCATCTCTATCGTAAAGCTCGGCAAGTATCAGCTTGCGGCAGAGGTCGGTGACACTCAGGCCGAGTTGCTCAAATCACTTTGCGGCTTCATTGCGGACGAGGCCGGCAAACGCACGATTGCGCCGTCGGCCTACAAGCCCATCTACGCTAAGTTTGACGTAGTGCAGACCCAGCCGGACGGCACGAAGATGGTAGCCTATGTGCTCCCGAAGGTGCAGCTCAATTCCAAGCTCACCATTGAGTCTCTGAACTCCAACTTGGCAAAGATTGCGCTTGCTGGAACGGCGAAGGACATTACCCTCACGATTGGCGCTAAGACCTACCGCACGCCGTTCTATATCAACCACGACTACACCCTTCCTACCGCGACCGAGTAGCGGCGTAGTGCATCTCTTGTCTTATACTATCATAATTCCAAAGTGGCGGCGGCTTCATGCCGTTCGCCATTTTTTAATGTACGAATATGGGTGCATTTTACGAAAAGGCTATCAACAAGCTGCTTGATTCGTTAGAGAACGACGCAAGGAGAATTTTGCGTGAATGCGTGGAGGAGAGAACGTACCAGCATAGGACACGAAACCTTTACGATTCATACGGGTATGGTATCTATGTGAATGGTGTGCTAAAGAGAACGGGGTATCTATCTTCGTCCCCTATGGCCAAAGTGCCGAGGCACATTTACGGAAAGGACGTGAGGGGACGTGAGGAAATACGCTCATACCTCGAAGGCAACAAGAAGAAAGGCGGCATTGCCCTGGCCATTGTTGCGGCCATGCCCTATGCAAAAATACTTGAGGAGGGAGGCGGCAGGCTCAAGCATTCCTATCGCGTCATTTCGATGTCGTTCCAAAAGTTGGAGCAGATAGCAGGAAAGTACAATGCGACCGTTTCGGCAATCAAATAGATAAATATCATGGCAGTTTATAGAGCGAAAAAAGACAAATCGCAGGAGGCCGTGGCCCGAAAGGAGAGAGAGAAGCGGGTGATGCCCGATTCGCCCATCTCTGACGAAGCCATGGAAAAACTGGCGAAGATAATGAACGATTCTCCAACCATCGTCAAGCTGAAAGGCACGGTGTGGGAAATTCACGCCTTGAAGCCAGGCACGCAATGGCTTATTGCGGATGAGGCTTGCAAAATAATTCGTGGCGAGAAGATGTCAATGGGCGACGTTATCAAGGAGTTTGCCACCAACCTTCCATCCGTGGCAAGGGTGATCACGCTTGCCCTGCTCAACGAAAAGAAGCGAATATACTCTGACGAATATCAAGAAGTGTATGAGCAACTCCTTTGGGGCGAGAGCGACGTGAGGGATTGGGCAACCATGCTCGTTGAAATCCTAAACCTCCTCGACGTGGATTTTTTCTTCGCGAGTACCAATGTTATTCAGACCGTCCGCAATCAAGCCTTGACGAGGAAGACACAAGCAGCAGAATTGTCCCGTCAAGGACAGAATACGGACAGATGATAGACTTTCTCAGGGCCAACACTTGGTGCTCGCAGGAAGAATACAAATGGGCAATGACCGTTCCGCAGGTGAGGCTCGCAAGTATGGACTTTACCCATGTGGAATACATCTCGGACAAAGAGACGAAGAGAAATGGTCGCGGCAAACGAAATAATGAGACCGTAATAGGGAGCGCAGACGACCTAAAGAGGCTCAACGATCTTGGCTTGCCGATTATATAAACTACTAAACATTCAAGTTATGAGCGATGCAATAGGAAGCGAGCTTTTTATCAGCAAAGAAGCACTCAACGCTATTGAGCGTGCTGACAAGAGGTTGCAGAACATACAAGAGACCGCAAGGGCAATGGGAAATACTGTGAACAATGCCTTTACGGCCATGTCTGGCGGTGCTAATATGTTCGCCGACAACCTCGACAAAATCATTCAGAAGATGAGAGCCATCGGCACGAATGCCACCACTGCAGGCCAAAACCTCAACAACTCCTTCTCCAACATAGGAAATAGTGCAAGGGATATGGGTGGAAGCGTCACCAAAGCCTCCGAGGTCATTGATGGCATGCGGCAGAAGCTGTCAAGCATGAGCGGTATGGGCACGGGAGGCATCCAGCAGGCCGCATTGGCCTTAGAGAGGCTTCAAAAATCCATGCAGAACAAGAGTGGCATGAACATTGCCAACCTCAAGGAGGAAATTACTGCGATCAACAATATTCTCAAGGACAAATCATACAACCTTACGTCCTCTGAGCAAGACGAACTTGTGAAGCGCAAAAAGCTCTTGCAGGATGAGCTCAAGTATCAGGAGCAGATGTATCAGGAGCGGACTGTGGCCTACCAAAAGGCCCTTGACCGAATGGCAAGTGCGCAACAGTCATACGAGAACAAGCAGCGAAAGAATGCTAACGAGCTTGCACAGAAATATCGTGAGAAGAACTATGCCACAAACACGACGTACCAGGGCGCACTCGACTTCTCCCGTAGCGCAAATACGCTCAATAGACAAGCCCTTGCAGTAAAATACCTTGAAGAGGCAAAGCGCAAGTTGTCGAAGACGGATTCTGACTACACTACGAAGCTGAACGCACTCAATGCGGCCATAGAGAAGCACAATGCCGTGCTCAATGCGGCAAAGCCATTGACTGAGGCGGCGCAGGCGCGTCAGGCGAAGGAGCTTGCACAGAAATATCGTGAGAAGAACTATGCCACAAACACGACGTATCAAGGCGCAATAGATTTTTCTAATAACGCAAGGACGCTCAACAGACATGCGCAGGCAATAGAGTATCTGAGAGCGGCCCGCATGAAACTATCTACGACGGATCAGGACTATAGCAAGAAGCTCATCGCCTTGAATACCACCATCGAAAAGCACGCGAAGGTGCTTCGTGATGCGGGTGTGTCCGTGCAGGGCCTCGGAAAGAAGTATTCTTACCTTGACAGGTACATATCCCAACTCATTCAACGCACGGCGGTACTCTTCACTTTCAACTCGGCCAAGGACTTCATACGACAGATTGCCGAGGTGAGGGGTCAGATGGAGATGTCGCAACGTTCCCTGGAATCCATGTTGCAGAACAAGGTGCAGGCCGATGAGATATTCAACAAGACCGTGCAACTGGCCGTCAAGTCACCGTTCCGCATCAAAGACTTGGTGAATTACACCAAGCAGCTTGCGGCATACCGTATTGAGAACGACAAACTCTATGACACCACCAAGCGGCTCGCCGACGTTTCTGCGGGACTTGGCGTTGACATGAGCCGACTTATCCTCGCCTACGGACAGGTCAAGGCTGCGGCCTACCTTCGTGGCTCTGAGGTTCGCCAATTCACGGAGGCGGGCATCAACATGTATGGAGAGTTGCAGGCACTCTTCAAGGAACGAGACAATGCTGACTATACGACGGCACAAATCGTCGATATGATCTCAAAGAGAATGGTCAAGTTCAAGGACGTGGAGCAGGTGTTCCAGCGGCTCACGGACAAGGGCGGAATGTTCTATGAAATGCAGGAACGGCAGTCGCAGACCCTTTGGGGTATGATCCAAAAGCTGGGCGACGCCTTCGACGTAATGCTCAACGAAATTGGCAAGAGCAATGAAGGCGTTTTGAAGGGCACGGTCGCCTCGGCCATTGAATTGTTGAAGCATTGGAAGAGCATTGCGTCGGTAGCCAAGACGGCCATCTATTTCTTTTTGGCTATCAAGACACATTCAATTGTAATTACTATGTTGCATAGTAAATTCGTGACTTTGCTTCGTTCTGAACACTTGATTTCAAAACTGATTCATGGACAATGGCGTGCTATAGGCTCGTCCATATCGAATGTCGTAAAGAGTACCGGGTTGCTAAAGTCGTTAGGTGTCGGCCTGGTTGGAACGGTTGCTGCATTTGGTATTGAGGCAATTATTAGCCATTACCAAAAAGTTGCCGACATGCAACGAGAGATTGCGCAGGTAAACAGAGAGTATGCGGAATCGTTCGACAAACTCCAAGAAATACAGAACAAATTTGGAACGGAAGACGACAATAAGAGCATTGAAGACAAAAAGAAGGCTTTTCAGGAACTTATCACTTTGATGCAGAATGCGAACTTTGACATAAAGATCAATATCGAAGGTCTGTCAAAAGAAGAACTTGCAAAGCAATTCAATGTGGCCACGGAACTGTATCAAAACTTCATTGAGACAACACGATTGATCGATTACCGCTTCAAGGAAGATTCCTCCATCAAAGAGGACTTGGACAAATACTCTGCACAATATACAAAGATCATTTCCAAGACGACCGACTTGCGCACGGCGCTTGATACCGTTGCTGGTGAATACAAGAACCTCGGCAAGGATGCACAGAAATATTACGACATAGCTGCAAAGCCACGGCAAGACAACGAGGACGAAATGGCGTATCTTGAAAGGGTAAAGAACGCTATGCAGAAAATAGCTGATATTTACATGACAAATCAAAGACCTGGAACGGCACTGCCTGGATTTGTCAACGAAATAAACGATAATGTAAGACAGCTCAACGAAGAGATTGCCAAACTGGAACAACAGAAAAATTCGCTGCTCAAGTTTGATCCAAAGACAAAAACTTGGTCTGGTAGCCTTGAACCTATGCGTAGGGATTTGGAACGGACGTTCAACGATGCGGTAAATAAAGGTATCAGAAAAGGATTGACGAAAAGTGAGGCTGTCAAAGAGGCGAGAATGACTGTCAAGGCATCAATCGACAAAAGTTATACGGACAACGAAATCGACCAACTTGGCAGGCAGCTCTTATATGCGCCATTTGGCATCAAAGTCAATATCGACGAGGCGAACATAGAGGAGGAGGTGTCATGGATAGACGACTACCTTGAGCAATACTTCAAAAACAAGAAGTACAAAATCAATGTAGAGGTTAACCAACTTGATGCATACGCCGAAGGACTAAAGAGCCTCATTGAGCGTGGAGACAAAGCGAAGGAGCAGTACGAAGCTGCAAAGAAATTTCTTGAACGGTTCGGCAAAATGAAGAGCACGCGTCAAGGGTGGATTCTTGCGGATCCAGACATACGGACAATCATGGGGTCTTCTTTGTCACTTGCGCAGAAGTATGTTCACAGAGACAAAGTAAAGGCGCAGGCACAGGAGCTCCTGCGCATATACAAAGACAAGGCCATTGGCCTTGGTGTTGACCCTGACGAGAAAGAAAACAAAAAGAGGGGCAAAGAAAGGGAGAAACAGCGAAAAAAGGAACAGAAAGAGCAACGAGACATCCTTTCTGAGCGCATCAGCCTGCTTTCTGACATGAATAGCAAATACAATGAGCTACTGAGGAACGAAAGCAAGGAGGACGCACTCATTCACACTCGTAAGTACTTCAAAGAAGCGGCAGAGAACGTGGGATGGAGTACGGACGACATCATGCCGGACGACAAGGCCGTGGCCGACCGTATCAGGGCGATTGGCCGCATGTTCAAGGAACTTACGAAGCGGGGTGACGCATTCCGTAAGGCGGCAGACATCGAGATGAACGGAAGTCTCAAAGTTTACGAAAAGTTGAGAGACCAAGTTTCCACAGATATTGATGAGGCATTCGCTGGCCTTGACCTCTACAAGAGGCTCAAAGACAACAACGTCAGCGAAAGCGTTATCAGAAAGTCGTTCGGAGACCTTGCCCACTCCTTTGACGACCTGCGCGACATGGTGAATCGTGTCTTCAACCAATACACTTCTGCATACTTCGACAATAAGTATGGCAGCGACCCCAACCAATGGTCGCAGGAAGTACTAAAGGAGTATGAGGAAGCTATCAAAGATACGGGCATGGCCATGCAGAAATACTTCGGCGAGGAGCAATACAAGCAGTACAAGGAGGCTATGGCCCGTATCACCAAGCAGCAGAACCAACAGGCCATCGACGACTTCAACAAGCTGACCAGCGACTACAAAACAAAGCTGACGGAACAACTGGAGCTCGACAAATGGTATGTGGAGGAACGTCGCAAGATATACGATGACGTGAAGTTGAGCAATAATCCCGAATTACAGAAGGAATATCTCGACAACCTCAAGAAGCAGTACGACAAGAAGACTACGGACAACTCCTGGAAGTCGTTCCAAGAAAGCGATATGTATATACGCCTCTTCGAGAACCTTGATCATGCTTCAACCGCCATGCTGACGGCCATGCGGGACAAACTACAGTCCATCAAAGAGAGTTTCAAAGACCTCGATCCTGCACAAATCAAGCAAATTGTGCAACAAATGGAGAAATTGGACGAGAGAATCCTTGCCAACAACCTCAAGAAGAACCCGTTCAAAAACCTTGTGTCAAACATCAAGGAGTATGTCAAGTTTGCAAAGGAACGTGAGCAGATTGAGAAACGCTACACGGCCTACCTCAAAATGCAGAACCACCTTGAAGCGCAAAAGCGGGAAGAAGAACTACTCGTGGCCGAGGCCGACGAAAATTACAAAAACGAGGAAAAGGTGCATGGCGCGGATTCCGAGGAGGCCAAGTCGGCCAAGTCGGTGCTGGAGGTAAGAAAGCAGAACCTTGCCGTTATTACCCACCAATTCGAAGAACAGAAGAAGATAACGGAGGAGGAGGCCAAACAACTGAAAAATGGCGAGAAGCAAAAGAAGGACCTCACGGAGCAACTACAGAAGATTGGAGAATCCTTCGGAGACGCGGCTGCAGTCATCAAGGCGTCGTTTGAGATGCTGGAAGACTGGGGCATCAACGCCGAAATCCCCGACGAAATGACGGAGATAGTCGATGGCCTCGAAAAGATTGATTCAGCCCTGCAACAGATTGCCTCGGGCAAGGTTATTACAGGCTCGGTCTCTCTCATCGGTGGCATTGGCAAGGCTCTCGGAGGCATCTTCGGCTGGGGCACGAAGGACAAGAAGCTGGAGAAGAAGATTGCCAACCACCAAAAGGCCATCGAAAGGCTCTCGGAGGCTTACGAAAAGCTGAAAGAGAGCATGGAGGATGCGTGGAGCATGGAGGACTTGAAAAAGTACAACGACGAGATGGTGAAGAACATTGAGTTGCAGAACGCCAACCTTCGCTCCATGATTGCTGCGGAAAAGGACAAGAAAAAGTCCGATAGCGACAAAATCCACGAGTATGAAAAGCAGCTTGAGGAAAATATGAAGGCACTCAAGGAAGCGAAGGAAAGCCTCATCGAGCAACTGGGTGGATTCGGGAGCGAGGCCAACTACAAGGCGGCGGCGCAAGCCTTCGCAGACACATGGTTTGACGCTTACAAAGAGGGGAGCAATGCACTCGACGCACTCAACGAGAAGTTTGAAGAGTACATTCAGAACCTTATCAAGAAGCAGCTCATGCTCCGGGTGGCACAGAAATACTTGAAGCCATTGCTTGAGATGGTTGACAAATCGCTGGAAGAAGGTAGCGACGGTGGCATGATTCTCACGGACCAGGAACTTGCCGCAATCAACAAGCTTGGCGATTCAACAATGAAGCAGTTGGAAGAAGCATTCCGGAACGTGACGGATTCGATCGGTTTTGTTAGTAAGGCGAAAGACAACCTTTCGGACCTCCAGCAGGGCATACAAGCCGTCACAGAGACTACGGCAAAGTCGCTTGAGGGATTGCTAAACGGTATGAGATACTACCTCGCAACACAACAGGCCGACGTGAGAATCATCCGTGATACCCTCCTCGAAAGGCTCGGGACGATTGCTCAGCAGCAGGCTGGCGGTTCGTCAAACATCATGGTGGATCTCCTGCAACAGCAAGTGGAGTATATGAAGAGGCTATCGTCAAACTTTGAAAGCGTCATGAAGGCGGGACACTCCAAAGGAGGATATGGCCTGCGGGTATTCCTCAACTAACGGACGATAAGCCATACAAGAATGCGGGCAGTACGGGTCTCACGACTGGTACTGCCCTATTTTTATTGATATGAAAGCATAAAAGTACAAAACAATCTATTTCCGATTATTCCATCGAGAAGACGGAATATGAGTTTTCGTGTATTTGATTGCGCCACGACAATGGTTCGTTATTCCAACATGGCTATCGTCGCCATAGACGTACACCTCGCAAGCACCAAAGACAGACAGATGAACCTCAGAGCCACCACACACATACACACGGCCATAGGACGAAGGAGGCACGACAATATTAAGGCACTTGCATCCCGCAACAAGCGTAATGGTGGAACGAAGGTGATGCAGACCCTCCAGGCAAACGAGCATCTCGCTGGAATAGCCATCGCTATCGCGTTTGTATTGACCGTTGATGTAGTCGGCAAAGTGCCTATTGAAGAAATCCACGCCCAATCCCCAACCGAAAGCGATAGAATCGGCAATGAAATCCACACCGTTAGAATCAAGGGCCAAATCCATCAACTGGCGCTTGTCGGTACATTCGTCCCACTTCTTCTTGTACTGGTCACAAAGACCAAGGGACATGGCAACACGCTTGAAAGACAACAAATCATTTACCATAGATCTCACGCAGTTTTGATAAGACATGTTCGTAAGCGGCAGAATAGGCGGAATCACTCCTGCGGACATGGCGGCTCTTGCGGATGCTGCGCATGATGCTCTCGCGAACCATACCCGCACGCTGGGAAATGACGGAATAAGAGAAGCCGTACTTGTTGTGGAAGATGTCAAAGACGAAGCCACGGGCCACGGAACGGCAAACGGGTATGTTGCCCGTGCCAGCGTACAAATCTTCAACAGAGACGGCAGCACGGCCCGTTGAGGCCAAAGCCTCAGAGACACCCTCGCAGACCAACACCTCCACATTCTTCATGATGTAATTATCCCTTTTTCTCATCGTCAAATATCCGTTCATAACCATAGTCGCTAACAATAAAACCTATTCAAGTTTCGCAAGTTCCTTAGCTTGCTATTTTTAGTTCATAAATCTGTATAAAATGCTGAAGTTTATCAGAACGGTTGATAAGAGCCTCGAAGA